TGCAAGCAGCGGGTGGAAATCCACCGTATTCCTGGAGTTATTCTGGTGGTACTTTGCCTAGCGGTATATCATTTAGTTCTTTAGGTGCGTTTTCAGGTATATGGACTGGAAGTCCATATGTCGCAACTCCAATTACGATTACAGTACAGGATAGTACTTCCCCGACCCCTGTTACTACATCGGCGGTTTTCAATATACAAACCGGATCACTTACAGCGGGGATTGAATTTTCAACTGGTAGTTTTAGTTTATTTAAGCCTCGTGTTGGAACTGTAGGGTTTATTCCACGAGGAGAACCATATCAAGGAACTCTTATAGGGATATGTACTCAGCCCCCAGTAGCATGGCAGATAGCTCCAACAGCAGCTTATTCCAATACTTTATTATCTGGATTAACTTTACAAGCTAGTGGTAACGGGGCTACGGCTACTATTTCTGGGACATACTCAGGAGTGCCTCATGTAGCTACAACTATAGACGGAATATCTATTACACAAGTAGCTCGATCTGGAACCTTGACTACTATCACAGCTAATAATACATTACAAGTGGGGGATTATGTTATAGTAACATCTTCATCTAATTCATCACTGAATGGAACATGGCTTGTAACATTTGTAGATGGTACATTCCCAGCATCTAATACATTATTCAAATTTAATACTGTGGCCTCAGGTACAATTCTTCCCACAGCGGATACAGGAACAGCTACGGGATTGGGGTATATCATACGAGTAATCGCTGTCGATAATTTAGGTGATACAGCGGAGGCTCTGATACCCCTTATAACAGGAACTAACTTAGTTGTCATAGGGTGGGATACTATACCTCCATCGAATTCCCCCTTCGGATATTCTTTTCCTTTACCGAATGATATTATTACAGCACCTTATGGTCCTCTTCAGCTTATCGCAACCCACGGAGTACCGGTTGGTACTAATACAGATGGTTATAATCAATACACCTGGAATAGCCCACAGTTTCCGTTAAACGGCCTCATACTCGCAGCGACAGGAGCAACATCAGGTCAAATATCTGGTGCAGCCTCATCTTTATTTAGTCCAAATCCTTTGAATTGTAGCTTTACAGTTACGGACAGTATCTATAATCAATCTACAATTATTTTACCCCTATTTTCACAAGTATCTGGACTAACTATTACAACGGTTGTACTACCTAATGTAATAGCCGGTCGAGCTTACGGTCCGATACAGATTACCGCGGCACTGGGTACCCCTCCTTATACATTCTCTGTGTCTCCGCGTACGGCTAGCCCTCTACCAACCGGAATCACTCTAACAAGTACAGGTGTTTTATCTGGTACTACTACTTTAGGTGGATACACAGAAAATGTGACACTGCGAGTTACGGATAGTATCGGTGCTTATTCAGATACGACCTTCCCTCTGGTCGTTAAAGCTGGGTTGAATTTACAGACAGGTATCGACTATACGGACAGCACAAACACTTTGTCTTTAGGGTATATAACAGCGGCGGGTAATACTAACGATATAACCCCCAACCCAAATTTGTCTTTTTATGTTATAGCAACAGGGGTAATTTCCACCAGTTTGTCAAACCTTGTAATTACATTAAGTAACCCCAATGTTAATGCAAATCCCATCAGTCTAGTTAACGGGGTAGCTACATTTAGAATAAGTGAAACAACATCAGAGGGATTGAGCTTAGCATCTTTAGGTGTCAATAATTTAAGTGTAACAGTAGTGGATTCAGGAGTTAGTGTTACCAAAACATTTACATGGACAGTATACAACGATGGAGTCATGGTGGTAGCCCCCGCAACGGGATCACTGCCAACACAAACAGTAGGATAAAAATATGCCAACAGTAACAGAACAAATTAAAGTAACAGTAACCGGAGCTAATCCAAATACTTATACATATTCTTTACCTGTGGATGTAACTACTGGATCTGGTGGTCCTCTAAGTATTACATTAACCGGCGTAAACCCAGGTCTGGACACAATTACGGCATCTATGGCATCTCACGGATATACATCAAATCCGGTAGAAGTAGCATGGCAACAAACAAACGGAACAGTGGCGGTAGGTCCTATTTCCATAACTACTTACTCTTGTCCTAATGGATTTGTGGGTTATCCTGGTTTGACCGGTATTCTAGGGGGTCCTGTGATAGGTAATTCCCTAGTTCTTAACCAAGAAAATGAAAACTGGCCGATTTCAGGATTTAATGACACTTTGGTACCTTGGGGCGCTTCGCATCCTACTCCTGATGGAGGTGGGTATAAATTAAATCCAATGATCGTCGTAGAGCAAACATCATCGGGTGCTTACGCTAGTTATTTGGCAATACCTGGAACCGGTGGGAGTTTCACTTTAGATATGACGGGTAGCTTCGTGGTTAGTACCCCAGGAACTTACACTTTCTTTGTGGCTTTTGTGAACAGTGGCAACTACGGGGTATACATTGGAGGCGGGGCTACGGTAAGTTCCGCAACTAATGTTATTGGTCCCAACCCTTTTCCTTCTGTTGGACCTGTTAGTGGATTTCCTCTAGCTAGTCAAGTAAGTACAAACCTGGGTACTTATCCTCCATACAGCTATATATATGTAAATTTTCCAGCGCCCGGGGTCTATCCATTCGAGGCAATTTATGTGCAAAGAACTTCAATTGATCCGGGGGGGTCTTCAAACGGAGCTTTTCAAATAGTTTATTTAGCTGGTACGCAACCAGATAATAATACCAATGTTGGATACCAGTCATATCCAGTTTCCCTAATATCAACACCGCCGAATAGCAATCCCGGCACGGCACAGTTAGTGTTAACACCAACTGGTAGTGTAGCCCTGCAAGGAACATCTGATACACTCACTCTTGTAGTTCAAAACGTAATTTATACATCTTTTCCTTATTGTCCAATTTTCGAAGGAGTAAAGGGGTCTCTGTATGTGTCAAATGGGGTTAGTTCCGTTAACCCGAATTATTTTATCTATCCCACATACAACGGGAACAGCGTCAGCTTGACCGCCGCCGCTACACAAGGGGTTATAAATCTACAAGGAAATAACACATCATGGCAGGGTCGTTTAAGTCTTGCAGCCGATCCATCAAACAATTGGTTTGACTTAAATTACGGGGGTCAAAGTTTTGATTCCGGCGTAGCAAATACTCAACTTACAGTATATGCTGATGATGTGGCATGGTATAATGCAGCAAATAAATCCTTCGATTCCTACGCGCCTCACTACCATGGGTACAACGGGGCGATTAGTTTTGGATTAGAAGTAGACTACATGGTTAATCCGGGTTTGAATTCTCCTCCGGTTACATCATCTACGACATCTTTTTGGAGTTCAAGTTTCCCTCTAGGGTGTACAATCACTCTTAGTAAGCCCTTTTCACCTCAACAACAGGGAACTTTAGGGGACACGGGGAATTCTATTAGCTCGTCTATCACAGCCTCTGGAGGTGTGGTAATAACATCGACTAAACCAAATATTAACAGCTCTGGGTTTTTGACAGGTTGGACTCTTTATTTGCAGACCCCTCTTACTACCACAAACATTAATTTCAACATCATCGTTAATATTAGTGGTACGCTTACTTATTTGAATGGCACAAATTTTACTACGAAAGTTCTAACCTATGTTAATAACTACGCCATTCCATGCCTAGTTGTTGGCAGTCAATATCAAGCGCCAGTGTCTTACAGCTTTAGTACTACACCAGCATCTGGAAATGTTGCTGGCACATTTCAGTTATCAGCAACGGTGTATACAACAGACACGGGATCAGTGACTTTGAACTTTTTTAGGCAACCTTATCTTGGTGGAACATCTACTATATTGGGTGCTGGTATTTTAGGTACTCCGTATACAGGTACCGTGGGAGGTAAGACTGTATACTATAAACCCTTTACTCTGACTGTTACTATACCAACCGGGTTAGGGGATATGCTTATGGGATATATAGCAACTGATACTCTTAGTACCTTGTTTACCACTTATTACAGTTCCACGGAGTATAGTAGCTAATGGCAGACAATCTTGTTTACGGATACGCGGGACCACCATTCAATTTTTTGGGGCATTTCAGTGCAACGCAATGGAAGGCTTTTCAGAGCTACGTTAACGCTCGCACTAAAAATTTCCCAGCGATTCAACAACATTATCAAATTCGTGCCGCCCAACTGCGGAAGACCGCTGGTTTACTTGAAAAATTCTACGCCACAGTAAATGACATCCCACTTAACCCAACTTTCAATAAATTGGTTTGGAAACCAGGACCTCAAGGACACTTTTACTACCCATTTCGGGATGATCATCTACCCATGGTCGCTATGTCCCAAATAAAATCGTATATGAGAGAACAATTTCAACGAATGGATGAAAGTGTATTTTCAATGAATCAGCTTCGCAATATCATTGAGAAAACAGAAGATAAAGCTCAAATTGCTAACATAGCTACTACTGATACTACCAGGGATATAGCTTCATTAATTACTCAAATCAACAGTTATTTTAAGCAACCTCGCTTTGAGACTGTACTTGTAGACGATGTTTCAAATGTTTATCCAGCCGGGACGAGTAATCCTCGTTATAGCTGGCATAATTTAAACCCTCGTACACAATGGGAGATTGAACAAGTAGCAAATCCAGCGGGTACAGGAGCGTCTGTAAATATGCAGGATTTAGGGACATAAAATGGGTACATATGATTACAATGTATTGACTAGCGACCCAATGTCTAAAGCTCCCATTGGAGCATGTAACCACGTTATCTCCTTTGAGCGGATGGTAGTAAATCAAAACGATTTCCGTACTTTGAACTACGCTGGAAACACCACTCTCAATATGAGAGGTCCAATTAACGGAAGTACGAATGTGCAAATTTGGATTAGTGGAGAAGAGATTTTCTCCGATGATCCCGTTTACGGCTGGCAAGTTGTAATAGACCCAAATCGGATAGATACTTCAATACCGGCGGGTATTTTTTACAAAATAGTATTTAATCAATCGGTCAGATTAGTAATCCCACTAATTGAGGTATCTTATATTACTATACAAGGGTTCTGCTTAAAGTGCAGCGCTACGGGGTATGTGAATGATTTAAAACCATCTACTTCAGGTAATTTTTTACATGTTTCTGGAGCTAGTAAGTTAGTGCAAAAATCATTTAAATGGATTCTTGCATCAATGTGTCCCTTTTACCCTACTTTTATATGTCAGATTAAAAATTATCTAGGGAGAAAACTAGGGGCTCAAATTACAGATACCGATATTCAAACAGAAGTAGTGAATACTCTTAGTACGATGCAACAAGTTCAACAAGCGCAGGGAACAGTACAAAGTCTTGACCCACGGGAGATTCTAAAAGATATCATAAATGTAGTCGCTATTATTAGCCCAACTGATCCGACCACAATTTTACTGACAATTACGGTATCTAATTATAGTGGGCAGACGGTACCAATGAATTTTGAATTACCAATGAATTAAATATATGTCATCACCAGCCACAACATTATCGCCGTTTATATTGGTCACCCCAGTTCTTCCTCCGGGTACAACGGTATTGTCTACGGATTCTTCGGTATTGCCGTTCATTATTAACGCTAGTTTAGATACAACGAGAATAGAAATAGGCATCTACAATACCGTTTATGGGGTTGATACTTACACTACAAACACCAATCAAAATCAGTTTACCTTAAGTGTACCTTTAATTCTTACGACAGCAAATACTAATGTACAGATAATTGGGCGTAATTATGATCCCACACAATTTCCTAACGGCTGGCTCGCTAGTACATCCGTAGCTCCAAATTTTGATTTTGCTGACCCCAACGGAAATGTTCAAGTGGTGTTGGGTACTTTAGTAAATAATCCTTTATCTTTAAATATCACATCTGGCACTACGGGAATCGTTCAACCATCATGGAATACCGCTATTCCAGCTAATATCACATATGTGAGCCTAGCTTATGGAACTTCAGTAATAGCTACACTCACAGCCGCTAATAATTTTGTAGCGGGACAATATGTTTACCTTACACGATTGACCAACGCTTCATTTTTGAACGGGCAACTGGTGGTAGTTTTACCGGGAGTAACACCTACTCAATTTCAAGTAGCTGTAATTAATACCCCTCTAACCTATTTGGCTCAACCGGATACGGGTTATGCCCAATCCATTACCCTAGATAATGGGGTTGTATGGACAAACATAGGGCCTATAGCTGTCACCCCCATTGTTAAATTTTCATTACTGGCGTATCAAAGTAATTTATCTATGGCGATTTCCCCGCCCTCTGGTATTACCGCTAGTAAAAATCAATCAGAGTGTTTAATACAGTGGGTTACTCCAAATTATCCGGGCTTCATCGGGGTCAGAGTGATGCTGTCTACTGATCCAGCTGGAATCAATCCCCCATACACTCAGTTTGGGGATTTAGTTTCAAACATCAGCAGCACCGCACCTACAATTATTGATACTGAAACCACCAGTGCAACCAATGTGTCTGAAGTTATTATTACCGGCATTGGTATTTTTAACAATGTCTTGACGGTACAAGCACAAAATACATTCACCCCGGGTACAGTGGTTCAGTTTTCTAATATAGCCAACGCAGATTTTCTTGATAATGAAACGGTCACTATATTGACGACCACACCGTCTCAATTCACAGCTAGTTATACATCTTTGAATTATCCTAACCCTACCACTTCATCCCTCTTTATTGCAGCAGATACAGGACAGGCTACAAGTATCGTATCCACAAACATTGTTACAAATACAAGCACAGTAATGGAGACAAATTATAGCAGTGTAGAGATTCCGTATACAACTATTAACAATTCCATATTTTATGCTCTGTTTTCCACGATAATTCAAGACCCAGGAACAAATACAATGTACGAGTCTGTGCAAAACGGACCTTTAACCTGCGGCTTTGTAAACCTACAACTGGCTAATCCTACAGATTTTCCCGTTCTACAACGCAAAGAAGACATTGCCGGTAGATTGATTACTCAAATTACTCGGCAACTTCCGAATTTGGATTTGTCACCCCGTTCAGAAATCCGTGATATGTTTATCGATCCTTTTTCGATTGAGCTAGCAAGTATGTCTGTGCGTGAATGGTTCGCCAGGGTTTCAGAATCTATCTCCGCTATTTCTCAAGTTGATAATGTTAGTGGAAACGGCGTATCCGACCCATTTCAATCATCACCATATAAACAACAAATCGCTAGGGCTTTTGGTTTATCCGCAATAAGCACTCAAACCCTTATCAATCAGCAGTTTGATTTATTGGGTGGGCAGGCTGGGTTAACTCGTTTGGGGGCTTCTACAGCTACCGGAGTTGCTACATTCTACGCCTATCAGCAACCGCAGTCCAGCATTACGATTCCCGAAGGGGCAGTGATCGCCACATCTCCGGATTCTAACACTGCCGCGGTGAGTTTCACTACTCTAGGGCAAGGGGTTATTAATTTATCTAATCTATCCGCGTTCTACAACTCCCAATCTGGCTGGTGGGGAGTAAGCGTACCCATACAATGTACGCAACCAGGTTCAATCGGCAATGTAGGCGCTGGTACAATTACTCAAACAGTCACAGGTGTTCAGGCTGGGGTGAGTGTTACTAATTTAACCGCCGCACAATACGGAACAGACCAAGAAACCAATGCTGCATTTGCTGCTAGAATTCAAGCTCGTTTGGTAACTGGAATTGATAATAGCTCACGAAATGGGTATTTGGTCAATGCTTTAAGCACTCCCGGTATCATTGGGGCTCAAATTGTGGCAGCTGGTGATTTGGACATGCTCAGAGACTGGGATCCTACTCGACAAAAGCATGTCTTTGGCTGCGTGGATATTTATGTGCGAGGTACTACATACTCAGAGCAAAATGAGTTTGTCCCATTTCAGTACGCCAACAACGGAACGTACGGCATCTATAATACCTATTCTTCACTCGTTTACCAAGCGGGGACACTTCAGTTTCAAATTCAAGGTTATAATACTTTGGCGTATCCTCCATACGATGGTGTGGAACTACTGGTATCTCGTTCATCTACTCAGAGTTTTTATCTGTCATTAGATAGAGCCCAATTCGTGAATAACACTGTTATTCTAAACCCCAATGATATAGCATATCAATATGCAGGTAACTCAATTACATATGCTAAGGTTGCGCTGAATATTAATAATGTTCCAGCCACAAATCAAGCCGCCTTAGCAGCTATCTCTGGTGCTTTGGTTAATACTTACACTTTTCAGTTGTTATTCCGTGAAAAATCAACTTTTATCCATGCTCCTGCGTTACAGCCTATAATTCAAGTGAATTCTATTACAGGGGAACCTACTCCTACTGGCACAGGCGTGGTTAATTCGAATATTGTGAGTTTGATTCATACATCAGATTTTTTACTCAACGGTGGATCAAACAACGCTGGGGATCTGGTTGAAGTAGCAATACAAAGTCAACCTATTACAAATGTTATTACAGCCAGCACTATGAATCCGGTGTTGATTGACACCGCGATGGATGTCCCCCTGAATAATAATGGAAATCCTTTGAATGTTTTATCTGTTCTTAGTCAGGATATGTCAACTTCTTATATTTATGGAACAGACTACACTATCGTTCCCTACGGTCCTTATCATCAGTATGGTTTGCAAGTTCTTACTTCTACTGTCGTAGTCACGGGAGTGAATATAAGTAATAATGTGATTACAGTCATAGCAAATAATGAGTTTGGTATAGGATCTTCTGTAACATTAAACGGGTTTACAAACTCATCTTTCTTGAACGGCCAAGTTCTTACAATCGCCACAGCAACGTCTTCATTTTTTACAGCTACCTTTACTTATCCCAGCTATGTCGGTATAGATAGCGGTACAGCGATGGGCAGCGCCATTCAAAATAATCAACAGGTATCTGTAACATATAACAAATTTGTCTTATATGAACGCCTGAACTTTGTAAGCGAAGAAACTCAGATACTTACCGGGTCTCTTCCTACTATGTTGGATAACGATGGTTTTGTATATAATGTATGGTTGCCTCAGAGTTACACAACTGGGATACCTACTTTTCCCGTTACTCAGCTTGGGTATTCTTTGCTACTTGATGGATGGGACGGGCAGTATAACACTATAGACGGTGGTTTGGATACAGGGGGTTCTTTAACTTTTGATCCATCTGGTCTAGTGGGTAATCAAGTTCCTTATGCCTCTAGATATATCAAGGTGACATATAATAATGGAATTTTAGATGTAGTGATGCAAGAAGGTTTAGATTTTACTTTAACCGTCGATCCTACAACAAAGGCAGCAACCATTACTCGTATTCTTACTGGTAAGATACCTGACGGCGCTACAGTTAATGTATCGTATTTTACCTTGGAAACTTTTACATTTTCTACCCAGTATCCATCTTTTGTACAAGTTTTAGCAACCGCCATCGCTCAAACTCAGTCTGCTTGTGCAGACGTAGCGATTAAAGCTATGGTAAGTAACCCTATTGATATTACACTTACAGTTACCCTTAACGCCAGCACATCTCCAGCAACTGTGGATCCTATTATTCGTACAGTCATTGATATTGTGCTAGATAACGCCGTAGGTACATTATATCAATCTGAGTTGATTACACAAATCCAGTCGATTACCGGAGTGCAAAATATTGAAATACCTCTTTTGAGATGCGCTAAATCTGATGGCAGTTATGATATCGGGGTTGTAATTCCCACAGGCACGAAATGGATTCCACTTTCATCTGACTCAGCTTTCGCCGGTATTAGTACCCCAAAAAATAGTTGGATTACAGCGGACCCCGTGCTGCCGGATACTACGATTCCATCTGGAGGGGCGGTGGATGCTATTGTAGATTTTCTTTATCAAGGACAGGCTTTTCAAAGAGCTTTATCTATTCAAAATTTTCTAACCAATCCTGTGACAGTTCAAAATATCGCTGTTCCTCCAGGTGCTACTTATGATACTCCCGGCTCATTTTATATCATAGGGCAGAATGATGAGATTAGTTCCACGGTGTCTTTACCCAATTCTTATTCTCAAAGAATTATCGCTACAGTCCCTGAAAATATTTTGAATCCGTCTTATTATAGTTACTTCTGTACTTATCAAGTTTATAATGAAGGGGGTGCGTCCGATGTAACTGTATCGCCCACAGAATATCTATCCCCCGGGACTGTTACGATCGCATATCAAATAGCGGGGCAATAATGGCTAATCTTATTAATAATAACCCAGATTTACTATATATCCGTAGCCGAGAAGATTTACTACAATTTTCTGACAGTCGGCTGAACTCACTTTTACAAGCTGTGGCGAATTTTTACACTACTCGTAATGACCAATCTACGTGGGGTAATTTTCTTCGAGCCTTGGCGGATGAGCTAGCAACCCTAGATTATGATTATGCCTATGATATCGTCAATAAAAGTCCCAGCTTTCTCACTCCCACGGATATTCGTCGCCGCTGGGCAGCACCTTTGTATGTAAGTTCTAACTGGCCCAGCCAAGGGCAGTTTGATTTGGCGTTTAAAGCCATGCTCGTAGAGTTGATTGCCGCTTATCAGCAAGGCACCACAGTGGCAGCTATTCAAGATGTAATTTATGCCTACACAGGTATTGATATTCAGGTACAAGAATTGTATAAACAGATAGGGAACGGAGTTTACGATCAATCTGATAGGAATTCTCTTCTGGTTAGTGTGAATGTGGGAAATGCGGGTTCAAATCCTCTTACAACTATTACATCTCTGGCACAGCTTCAAACTATCATTCAAAGTTTATATACAGCCATTGATCTAGCAAAACCAGCACATGTGGGGTTGGAATTTACTACAGTATTCAGTGAAGGGGAGCAATTGGACTGCATACTAAGTCCAACATACTTGACCCAGCAGCAGTACATTACAATGACCCAGGGTGTACAAGCGTACTATGTTAAAACTGGGTATGTTCCGACCAATCCCCCATTATTTTGGTTGGGAAATACAACCTATTTATTAAATAGTTTGGTTCTAGATTCGAATCAAAATTTTCAGTTAGTGACCGGTTCTACAGGATTGGGGGAGACAGGGGTTACTGTACCAGTTTGGAATACCTTATCAGAAGGTACGACAAATGATAATCAACTCACATGGACAAATATTTCCCCCGCGGTGACAAGTATTGAAATACAAAACAATATAGTTACTGTTAGCCTTAATTTTTCTGCCCCTTTGAGTTTGGGAAATATAGTTACTTTGATAAATTTGGGGTACGCTACTTTTTTGAACGGTGTAGCTCTTACTGTACTCTCTGTAACGGGTAATACTTTTACAGCTGCCTACAATTATATCAACTCCCCGCCAAATTATGGACCTACTACCGAAACTCAAGGTACCGCAACTTTTGTTTTTCCGCCAGTGATTACAGCGACTCAGTGGCTTGCCTTACCGTTACAGTGGCAGGCGTTATATCAGTTACAGTACACAAATGAGAATTGTCAATCTACCGGAATTAACGATATCTTGCGAATTTATGTGCGCCAAGTTGAAACTCCACCGTGGGGACCGATGTTGATACAAGCTCCTGTGCTAGACCCAGCGAATCCGTCTACTACAATTGCGGCGTATGGAAGATTATTAAGTCCTACGCTTACACCGAGCGCCTGGTCAATATTGCCTAATATTTTTGTAGATGTAACAAGCGCCTATTCTGATGGTATGAACGCTACCTATACTTATATTCCTCGCACTCAATTTCTCCATGATGGGGAACAGCTAACCATAACAGGGTTTACAAATCCAGCGTTAAATGTAACCGCTAGGATACATAAGGTTACAAATTTAGTTGCCAATGTGACGGGAGTAAATATCACTACTATGGGCTCGCCTCCTGTTAGTACTTTAACTGTAAGTACCGACTCTAATTTTTTATACCCAGGGGCTATTGTTAATTTTGCTAATACCGCTGAATCTTTTTTGAATGATACAGAAGTGGTTGTACTTACCGCCAGTCCAACAGGATTTACCGCTATTGCGCCATTGAGTGCTCCAACTTCTTATATTAATTCAGCGGATACAGGTACAGCAGAGGTTACGTCCTTTCAAATACCTTTAGCTCAAGTTATAGCATTGGAAACTCAGGACGGAACATCGGCAGGGTTAGTAACCCCAACTCTGCAATCTGCGTATTACTACTCGGACGGAAATTATATACTAGGGCAAGCTCCAATTAATACAACAGGAGCGGGACAAGGAGAAAGCTGGAATCCTGGGGAGAGTGTGTTTATCGGACAGTTGATTGTAGATTCTAATGGATACACTCAAATAGCCTTAAATAGTGGAACTACAAATTCCGTTAGTCCTATTTGGTCTACAGAATTAGACGCAACTACTGAAGATAATGGTGGTGGTGGGTTTGACCTAGTTCGTTTACCTCATCCTATTATTACATCACAAGGAGTTACATGGCAAAATTTGGGTATGAGTACATTATCTGATCCAAAAAATTGGGTCGGTATATTGAATTTTAATGTAGAAATAATTCCTCCAGCACTTGTTCCTTTTACCGGAGAAGTAGGTAATTGGGACATTCTACATCTTTATGGTTTAGTTGCTCCCAGGCTTTCGCAGACTTGGGAGATATCGGGTGATCCGCAGGATCAAGATTTCATATTTGGGCTTTTTTAGCTAACAAAATCTTAAATAGGATGATAAAAGCAACTAAAATCGCTTATGTAAGCCCCCCACATGGAGAATTGGTTCTTACCCTAATCCATGACGCTAATCCCCGCGCGACCCTCACTTTAGACTTGGGGATTCCCAATTTCACCGTTTTTTCTATGACCTTACCTCTAGCTGAAGGGGAACCTAAAGCTATGTCAGAACTCATAGCGGAATCTGTCCATGTGCTCCTGGATGAAGTAGCCTCTTTTATGCTTAGCATGGAATATGAAGATGCAGTAATCAAACTTATTTATGCAACTGTACTTACATGTTTTAAGGGCATGAGTCAAGAAGCGGATACATCTAAAGAACAAGATGAATCGGGACAAGATCCAACGGTGAAAATGTTTGAAGGAACATTCGATATTCCGATGGACTTCATCAATGAAACTCAGCGCAAGGTGGTTACAGCTTCCACATCAGCTACAGCATCGTCAAAAATACGCCGTGATCCACCAACTCGTCATATTGAGTTTACTTACTCTCCGAAAGAGAAGATCAAAGCTATTGATACAGCGCGTGTTATACGGCAGTATAGAAATCGCAGCCTCAAGCAGCAACCTCGTCCTATGTATGTAATCGTGTATAATCAAATGGGTAGACCCACCGGTACTATTCTCGTTGGCCCCGGTAAAAATTTCAAAAATGAACTGCTGCATAAGATGAAAAAGAGCAGTGTGGATTTTACTGAGCCCGTAAGTTTTGTCAATGAACAAGAAATGAAATCGTCTCCGCTTAACGGTATTCCCCGCACTATATCTGTTGGCGGAATGACTTACCAACCGGAGTCTGTTTCTGGGGGAGATATGTGTTTGTATCACGGACCGCAAGATTACATCGTCAAGTTCGTAGATGGTCGTTCCCAAATATTCCCCGGTCGCCCCACTTTCCGTAAAATGCGGCAATTAAATTTCCCCGTACCCACTAAACGATATCGCTGGACAACTATTCCAGAAAATTATTTGAAACAGCCAAAACCTCATATCCCCGAAGAAGAACCGAAAGAAGCGGCCTATGAGGATTCAGAAAAACTAAAAAATACAGTTCAAGCAGAATCGGTGGATAAGGTAACAAAAGATTTAGTGTATTTAAAACCTATGAAAACCTATGATGATTTAGTACCCTTGGATATTTTGAAGAAACGACTTCTGCGAGATAAGTTAGCAGATAGACCTATTTTTGAAGGTAAGATGGTAATTGACCGTATTGGGCATAGGGGAGTATATGAAGGTCAATTTAAATTGATCATCCCACAGTATTTTATTCGAAGATATGGGGTACAGCGTGACGATGGTACTTTTTCAGTGTATCATTTAAGAAGGGATGGAAAAGCAAGGCGCGTAGGCTTACGCCCTGTTCCAGCGGAAGAATTTCGAGAGGCAAAACCCATTGGAGAAGATGATGCAAACGCAAGTGGAGCTGTATAACGAAGCAACAAATGAATTTAGAGTTTACTGGCTGGTGGACATGGATCATGAGACTCAATCCTGGCTAGTAAGAGGTCGCAAACTAGCCGTAGCATGGTTGAATTCTTCTCAAGACATAGATTTAGGCGGTTTTGCACCATTATGTGTATCCAGAGTTTTTATAACGATACCCGATGACGCGGATTTACCACCAAACGCTCGTAAACTAACTTTATGGACACAGTTAGAGGGCGATAGTATGTATGCACTGAATAAAGTGTGTCCTTATATCGGAACGGTTTAAAAAATGGTTTATAAAGAGGTTTCAATGCCAATTCAATATAAAGATGAGTTTTATACACAAAAGCCACCTATCGACTCGGGTTATATTCGTATCATGAGGGCGGATACCGGAGAAATTCTCTGGCAGCAAAAAAATGTCATAACGAATACCGTAAAATGGCTTTTTGCACGGCTCATGGCAAATGCCCTTCCTAACGCTCCGCAGCCGCCCTATACGCTAGGGCAATCTGGGGTGTATGCTGACCCCCTTTATGGCATCTGGGGGCTTGCAATAGGCTCTGGAAGCCCTAGCTGGGCCCCTGAGACGCAACCTGACCCGACTCCTACTCAAACCGCCTTGATTTCTCAATTCCTGCGTAAAAAGTTGACCCGTATCAATTATGTGGACACGAATTTTACCCCATTGAACACATTCAGTACCATGGTTGATTTTCAAACTACGGTAAATGCGACCACAGATAATATCACGCAAGCAATTAGAGAAATGGGATTGATTGGAGGCGGGACTTTAATTGGAGCAGGGGGACAACCCACTGACATGCAAACAGCTCCATATTTTAATCCTACGGGAACCCCCCCAGGACCAGCTGATAGCGTAGTGCTTATAAACTACAAAACACTGCCACCATTGATTCTTCCGAGCGGAGTTGATATAATTTTCAGCTGGATCCTACAATTTTGAGAACGGTAAGTACTTAATTATGGATTCTCCAGAATATATAGATGATTGGGGGCTTTCTCCCAAAGATATAGCTACCATCAAACGCGCCGTGCAAGACGCTAATGATGGGCTCACTTATACATTGATCCCGGGATCCTCATTGAGATTTCGTTGCAATCCCTGCGGTAGAGAAGCAGATATTGATGAAAGGCCATTTCCCCACAAATTAAATTGTCCTATGAAAAAGTCAATACACCGCTAAAACGGGGGGCTTCCGCTTGGCAAGTTCAGGTGAATTATGAGAGTACAACAAAAAATGCCCGCTCCTATTCGTATATACACACAATTGGGTTGTGCGCCCTGTGACGCTACGAAAAAATATTTCCAAGATCGTGGTGTACCCATTGAAGTGGTTATTGTAGATGAACTCCTAAAACAAGGTATTGCTCGTTCTCTAGAAGTAAAAGAATTACAGACTCCTATTACTATGTGCTACGCTGGGGAAGCAACTCAACTCGTTATTGGATACAGTCCGGAAGCTTTTGACAAATTTATCGAAGATTCTAAAGATTTCAAGATGCCACATGTTTTGTAGTATAATGATAGTGTGGAAGAATCTACAGTAGTAGCGCCAACAGTAAAAAATCTTATCTCGGAAAAATCCGCCGATCTGCGTGACCATTTCCCCTTTAACACTATACGGGAAAATCAAAACGAGACTCTAGATAAGCTTGCAATCTGGAATAAAAGCAATAAAAAATTTTTCATTCTTGAGGCGGCCACCGGGTTCGGGAAAAGCCCAATAAATATCGCGGAAGCATCTTGGGCTAAAACATCAAAAGGACAATTTAAACCTGGTGCCTACATTCTCACCCCTCAAAAAACTCTAGCCCAACAATATATGACTGATTTTGAACCTTTGGGTTTAGTTGAACTCAAAGGGAGAACCAATTACACCTGCGCGAGCTGGTCAAAACAAATGGGGGATAGAGTAAATTGTGAAGATGGGGCATCTATGAATGAAGCCCAGAGAAAGAAGATATCCGATCAAGATAAAAATCCTTCAGAGGAGCCAGACAATTTCGTGGATCAAAATCCCTCTCCAGAGGAGCCAGACGATTTCGTGGATCAAAATCCCTCTCCAGAGGTACGTTGTGGTTCCTGCCCATACCGCATTGCTAAAGATAAATTCATGCATTACCCTTTTGGTACAACAAATTTTGCATACTATTTGTACGAATCAAACCTCTCTGGTCAATTACCAAGAAGAAATACACTAATTTTAGACGAGGCTCATAACACAGAAGAACAAATTTTAGGCTTAACGGAAACAGTAATTACTCAAAAAGATTGTACTAAAAATGGTGTATCTGAAAAACTTCCCATTTTTAAAGATAATGATTCAGATGCGGTTATGCTTTGGCTTGATAATATTTTGGTGCCCGCTATTTCTAAACGATTAATGCATCTGGCTTCGCAGCTAACATCTGAAAAAAACAGAGTAGCATTAGACGCGGCAAGAAAAAAATCAGCACTGGAGAATTTTATTTTACGCTTGAATTTTTTTCGTTACGCAAAAGATAAAAGTGAGTGGTTTGTTTGGTCCGACTGGAATGAACAATTTAAACAGGGTACAGGAGATTTGTGTATTAAGCCTTTAACCGCACGTTTATTTGCGCATGATCTTCTGTTCTCTAAAGCCCAAAAAATATTGATTACATCCGCTACGATTCTTGATCCCAATACTTTCATGCGTAGTTTAGGGATACATCCAAACGATGCAGAGTATCTTTCTATTGGTAGTGAATTTCCCATAGAAAATCGTCCTCTATTTTATTGGCCGGTAGGGAATATGCGCCAAAAAGATATTAAAGAAACTCTCCCAAAAATGGCAGAAGAGGTAGAAAAAATTTTAAAGTACGCTCGATATTCAACTAAAAAAGGAATTGTACACACACAATCCTATTACATCAATAATTATTTGGTGCGATATTTGCGGGATAGAGGACTTGGGAATAGAATTATAACTCATGATTCGAATTTTGGAGCAAGGGAAGAAGCGCAATTTCAACATATAGTAGCTAGAGAAAAAGACCCTACTATTTTATTTTCTCCGTCTATGACAGAGGGGCTCGACCTTAGGGAGGATTTAAGTCGATTGCAAATAGTTTGTAAGGTTCCTTATCCAGCGCTTACGCCGTACAATAAAGCTAGAATGCAACGTGACCCTGCATATTATCAATGGCAAACCGCTTTAAAACTGGTTCAGCAAACCGGCAGAAGCAACCGAAGCGCAACTGATCGTTCCCATACTTTTATACTAGATTCTGGCTTTAGTACTTTTATTCAAAAAAATAATCATATCCTACCCAAGTACTGGCTCGATGCGATCCACTGGTAAATATTTTTTAACACGCTGAAAACAAAAGGTTTAAAAATATACTTTTTCGGTATTCCTAATGTATACTAGGAGTGGAGGGAACAACACCCCTATGATTACATCTTTGGACAAAAACAATCTCAAGACTCTACGCAGCGCAATGGAATCCGCTCTGGAGCAGGTAACCAAGCAATATGGTGTGAAGTTCCGTGTTGGCAGCGCCCGATTTTCTCCTGATGCGGCAACCTTCAAAGTTGAAGTGGCTACCGTTTCTACCGATGGAGTAGTCAACACCAAGAAAGTGGCTGAATTTAAGCATTGTTGTCATCAATACGGCTTGAAGGAAGAGCACCTTGGGGTTTACATTACCTATAATGGGATGCAGTATAAAATTAGCGGACTATCCCTCAGTTCGTGGCGTTATCCCATCCTTGCCGATCGTATATCTGACGGCAAAACCTTCAAACTTCCGGAAAGCGCAGTTGCCAGTTTAACATCCGTTGTTTCGCCTTCTTTTGGGGCTTGTCAGAATACAAGCTGCGCCGGTTTGGCTTCTGAACGGCGTAAGATCGGCGGCAAGGTGGTTACTTTGTGTGAATCCTGCGCAATCCTGCACGATGAAGCGATGGCTGAATTGAAATCCGAAGCAGCGGGGAGTTAAGTATGGCAGCTAAAATTTGTTGTACACCAGCAAGTATCGTATGCCCGGAATTCTCGGATTTTTCCGATTACAAAGTATATAATGCCGCGTGCGAGAAATATGTTAAAGCTACGCAAGAATGGACGAAAGCGAACGGCTCTAGCGAATGCGCCGGAGAGATTATTTTCTTTGGTGTAGGTGACGGCAGTGCGCGTTATGTCGTTTTTTCACTCAAGCCAGTGAAATTAATTCACCTGGATGATGGGGATTCGTACCATTTTCCATACGCCCATCTTTTGACCGCGAAAGCTGTTCGTGAAGAAGTCCGCAGAAACAAGGGGGAGTGATGACAATAGAAGAACGAGCTGATTGGATAGAAGCAAAGATGCAGGCTAATTGCAGAAGTCTGGACGATCATAGCTGCATTGAATATGGATTAGCTCTGCTTTGTGCTTTAGCCCATCTAAACTATACTGATGAGCAATGGGAACAAGCTGAGAAATTAATTCAATCAAATTAGAGGCATGAAACGACCAAGAAATGTTGATCCCAACGATAGGCGGAGCCCGATGCAGCGATTGTTGGAGGGGAAAACAACGCAATGACAATCTACTATAAACTCACGACACAAGAAGGAATGACCCAAAACAATACCCAATGGGGCGAGAATGTAACTCATGAGGCTACGGGAGACATTGAGCAAGATTTATGCTCCAATGCATGGATACATGCGTACACCCATCCCTTACTCGCCATACTCATGAACCCGGCTCATGCGATGATAAAAAATCCCATCCTTTGGGAAGGAAATGGAGAAGGGGAAGCAAAATTTGAACCCCTTAAGTGCGGGTTCAGAAAGTTTACTACGCTTCGACAAATTCCTCTTCCCGAAGTAACCAATGTTCAAAAGGTAGCCTTTGGTATTCTCTGTGCTAAAGAAATAAATACGGACTCAAGTTGGAACCAATGGGCAGATAAGTGGTTAAGCGGGGAGGATCGTACTAAATCTTCTGCTTATTATGCTGCTTATGCTGCTGCTTCTGCTGCTTCTGCTGCTTATGCTGCTTCTAATGCTGCTAAGTATGCTGATGCTGCTGCTTATGCTGCTTATGCTGCTTATAATGCTGCTTCTAAAGGCAAAGAATTAGATTTTGTTTCGATTGCCCTTAAAGCCATGGAGGTGAAATGATGAGTAAACAGGCGGGGTTGATGCGTGAAATGGTGTGTTCGAAAGGGGATGTAATTCTAAAAAAAGAGAGTGATCTGCTGGTCAAAGATACGAAATTGACCACTTTATTTTTCCATATCTTCAATTGTGGTGAATGTAAAAAACCCGCACATTTCGGTTTGACTTTGATGGCTTTGGCTGTAAGGGGTGCTACGGATATTGCTTTAGAAGAAGTCGCTGGACAAGGATATCAGGAGATTGTGAATGAAGAAGCTGGAGAAGCTGGAGCAGCGAGAAGCTGAAAATTTGGTGGTTATGCTTTTAGGATGCAAGCTACCTCTGACTCACGAGGCACTTAAAGCTGCGTATCGAAATGCTGTGAGACGCCTTCGCCCTGACTTAGCCAACAATAAGCAGAATGACGAAGAATTCATTCACATGAAGGATTTGTATTCAGCGTTGCTGGATCAAGAGCCGATTTGGGCGTTTGTAGACAGTCTTCCCTTAACAAAAACTGTCGAAGGTACTCCCCTAAATGACCTGGGTTTGGGTCTGGGTTCTCGAAAAAACGGAACTGATTGCAAGGATTGTAACCACAAAGGGTACACAGAACATCATCCTACGGGCTACCAGCGCTGCTCTTGGTGTTTTGCGGGGTTTGCCTACTCGCAACCTTGTCTACGCTGTAGCGGCACTGGAAATGGCCCTAAGCAGGTTCCTAATACTTGTCCCCAGTGCCTGGGTCGGGGAATTAAGGAATTTTCTCGTGTTGTGCGGTGCGGACAATGCGATGGAAGCGGCGGGAAGCAAATTAAAGAAAAGGCAGTTGAATATCACACCTGTTACAAATGCTTAGGAACGGGTGAAATTGAAATTTTCAATCCAGTGATTCCAAAAGGGGTTTTAATAGGAAAAGAAAGGTAGAAAAATATGGCGGAACATATGAATCAAACAGTAGAGCCAGAGTTGGATGGTTTCAATCGCATGGGTAAGCCGCTCAGTGAACAAGCAAGGAGCGCAGCCTATGAGCATTGTAAGGCAATGGGACTTAATTCAGCGCGGGCGTGGGAATGCGTCAGCTCAATAGCAAATCAACTGGAGCATGATAAGCCTTATGAGGCTCAAGCTGCCGGGATGAGGTTTCTCGATTTGACTGGAACCTATCGCCTGATGGCTGTTCTACTAACAGCATAGCAAAAGAAGGGTAGAAAAATATGGAGAGAAACTAAATGATAGTCACCATCTTGGCATACAAGTCGGACGGCGTGGATGTCTGCCATGGCTGTGTCATGGCACACTATTCCTCGGACTTTCAATGGAAATCCTCTATGGATCGAGGAGAGATCGCCGAGTTCCTCGCGGGTCTCATGTTCGACAACAAGCATCTCGACACAAACGAGGGCGGGTACGAATTCACGTTCCTCTTCAACGGCGAAGAGAATAATGGTGAATGGGATTCGGCCGTCCTCAGAAGTGAGATAGAGGAGAAAGCCACAGCGCTTTACAATCTTAAGGAGATCGACTTCCAACGGAAGGACGCCGAATCCAAGAAGCGATCCGCCGACAATGTTGGGCAAGAGGCAAATGGTGGAATCGTTAGTATTCAATAGACATGCTTCCTACGCGTCGTCAAAAAAAGCGAATCCCTAAAGCAAAAGATATTGTTCTGATGATGCGAGCCTTATCCGCATGTATTCCTATGCACGCTCGTCCGAACCATGGTTTGCGCGAGTCTTTGAAAGGGGTTGTAAACTACCGTTTTCAATGCATTACCTATGATGTGGATTGGACGGTTGATGTATATCATGGAGATTTTTTTGTTGTAGGGGCTCGCAATTTTAATCAACCCTGTCCTTCGGTGTCATCTGCTATTAAACATTTGCGGCGTATGTTAGGATTAAAGTAATGCTCATTCCTCTCGCTATAAACACAGAAGACGATATCAAAGTCATTTTAGCCCATCAAACCCTTATAACTAAAACAGCTCAAGCAGAATGCGTGCAAGAAGCATTGATCGATGGTGTACCTAAAGCCGCTGAACAATACATAAAAGATGAATCTAAAGTGTTGGAGAAATACGCCAGGTACCCCACTCTTACAGAATACAGCCTTATGCCCAACGCCTCCAGCGCATTTAAATGGGGGGCTACTTTTGGGGTTACAGCGTTAGTAGGTATTTTGATTCTTGACGCTACTAAGCAATTGTTTGATGAAAAACCCGATTTAAAAGATGCGTATTTGCGTTATTTGATACAACTGGATGACCGACAAAAAACAATCAATTTAAACGACAAAGTAACTAAAGTATTTACTGTATTATCTGAACATTTTGGGATTATCTGGGGAAAAAATGATACCATATCGCTTACAGTTGTAGGTCGGAGAGTACTGCTTCATTTGATAGATGCTCAAAAATTTGTTGAAGAGATCATTGAAGCTCATTCCCATTTACAGCCTAAAATCCCAGATACTAGTATTTAAAGAAATGAGGAAGGTATATTTAGCAGCTCCATTTGAGTGGATTGATCGAATGAAAGTATACGCACAAGAATTGCGTACACTAGGGTTTGAAGTAACTTCTCGTTGGCTAGATGAGCAATATAAAGGCGGGGAAACGGATATAACAAATGAAGACGGAGGCACCCAGTTAGATAAAAAAGATATTGCTATCAGTTACGCGATCAGAGATATGCGAAATATTCTTGCGTCTGATATTTTAATCGAATTTAATCCTGGAAAAGCTCTGGTGCGAAATACCCGTTTAGCAGAATTTGGAGGCGCTCTCTTTTTAGGGAAGCAATGTATTGTAATTGGTCCTGAAAATCCAAAATATAGAGACCATATCGATACCGTTTTTATATTTTTGCAGGGTGATGCGCTCCCCGATGATTTGAAGGCCGCTGGCATTAAACCAGTGAAGCATTTTCATACTTGGGAAGATTTTAAACAAACTATATGAGCGTGAAGAAAACCGGTGTAATCGGAGTAGAATATCCCACCACCCCGCTTCTTTTAGAGCGAACTGTAAAAATGCACAATATTTTGATCGGCAACGACACTACACAGATTCGTTTTGCTGAGCAATTTTTGTCTACCGTACACAACACCAAAATTTACCATCAGGAAATGCCTGTAGTTAACGATAGTCATCTTTTAGGTAAAGATGAACCTCAACTATATCTTGTAGAGCGTTCCGGCCTTATCGATATATCCCCACATGTTAAAACAAAAACAGGCATTTTTTCCACTGATATAATCCGGAAAGGTAGCACTGGCGTTCACGCTATTGTTCGTTTTGCGGCCCAACTTTTAGATATTAAAAAACCCGATAAAATTATAACTCAAAAAATAGCTGATGAAATTGTAGATGACATTTATGATATAAAAGCAAGTATTTGGTGGGCCGCTTGGCTTTTAAGCGGATCAGTGGTAGAAAAGAATAAATGGGTAAGACCTTGGGAAAATTGGTTAACTTGGATGCCAAGGGATGAAGACCCCAGGTATCGACTTAATTCCCTTTACTGGGAGTTAGTAATGTGGGTTTTTGCGGCCTTAGGAGACGAACGTGGATACAAAAAAACAAAAGGGCGCTGGAACCAAAAAAAATTTGAAAATTTAATACAATTAGCTTTGCCTAAAGATAGAGTTTACAGTAGCTTAGAGGTGCTTAGTATATGGCGAGAACGCCAATATGACCCATATATTTGTATAATGAAAATATCTCAAATTTGGCGATAATTTTTTGACTATGATACTCTTAGATATGTCGTTTGGTTACTAAGATAATCAAGCGGCATATTTGATTAATACAGCCAAGTGCAGTATTATCATGCTATGGGGATTTTTCCCCGAGGAGAAACACAGTGAATAAATTCGCTAATATCTTTGCGGTAATCGTCCTCATGGTCGGTGTCGCTTTTGCACAAACTACTCCAACCACAACTGCTACTGAGTATTATGGTAGCCACTTCGCTCCCTATGTTGAAGGTTTTATCACTAATACCCCCACATCCAATAACACAGTAAACGGCAGCGTAGGGGCTGGTGTGGAATCTAACTATGAGCATCTGTACGTGGATGCTAATGGTCTTTTCAATACAACCCAAGCTACAGGCGGTGGGTACTCTGGTAGTTTTACAGCACAAGCCTATGCCAAGTTCGGATATGTATTGCTCGGCGGGGGTGCTAGTTTTGTAGAAAACTCAAACAGTTTTAGCACTTACTTCAATCATTGTGAAAAAGCGGGTGTAAAGGGTTGCGCTGTACTAGTCCAAAATTCCGCTAATCCATTCGTGGGTGGTGGTGTTCAAGTTGGTCGTTTGCGCTCTATCTTTACTTACACAATTCCTGCGGCTAATGCACTTCCTGGACAACAGCAATTCAATGTTAATACAGAATTCGCTGCAACCAAGCATATCCGTGTTGTAGTACCTGTACAGTTTACAACGTATTATGATGGTATTGTAAGCCCCACGCATTCTGCAACTGTCGGTCAATACGGCGGCGGTGTAAAGTTGGTGTGGTAATTGTACTTGTTTCTTCCCTAAGCCCCGGATCAAACCGGGGCTTTTCTTTTTGCCTATAATCCCTGCAAAAGCAGTATTAAACCTAAGCAGGAAATTATGGCTACAAGCAAGTCTAAAATCGGGCGTGAAGAGTTAGTATCTAAAGTTCAAAGTAGACTCAAACTCAAAACCAAGAAGGAAGCTGATTACATCATAAACGAAGTAGTAGCGGCCCTTGAGTCTACTCTTTTAAGTAACCTCCAAACAAAAGATTTCACCTTGAAGCTGAGTTCCTTCGGGAAATTTACAGTACGGCATAAAACCGGCATTGTAAGATTCATCCCATTTACCCGTGAAGTAAAACAAACAAAGAATAAAAGAAAGATTAGATTTACTCCATTGGGAGAATTGCGGAGAGCGGAACCAGAACCTGAAAGTGATCCTGTGAATTCAAAAAATGATCCAAAAGACAGTAGTAAATAAAAGTAGGAGAGATACAAATATGCCAATACAACAATTTGATGATGATTTCGAAAATTTACCCGTTCAAAGCACAACCAAAAGTGCTGCTGCGGCTGCCCCCGCGGTTTCAACCAAAACACATACACAAAAACCAGTAGAAAACGAAGAAGAAGAAACACCAAAACCAAAAGTAAGTGATGATGAAGATCTTGCTACGGATTTTGACGATGAAAAAGTATATGCCCGTACGGGACAACTCAATCAATGCAGACCTGACAAGGGTAAAGCAGCACGATTCGCTTTCATCCCTAAGGATTGGTTTGCTCCACAAACAGCCAAGAACCATTTCATTGAGACGCTGGATGGCAAGGATGTAAAGAAAGGCCGCTATCGTTGTTTAACTCCTATGGGAGCGAATGCAGAGCCTCAATTTTGCTGCGTGGCCGTAGATAAAGATGGTGATGTAGAAGTTGTAGCTTTGGTTGTACGATACACAAACGCTGACCCTGTATCTGGGAAGTATGTTAAGGATGCAGAAGGCAATTGGCCGCCTATTGAGTTTGAGATTCAATTTGTACGTTTGTCTCAATTTAACATGCGCCAGATCAAGAAACTTCCTGATGAAGATAGCGATCCTTTCAAGATCGATATTGTAATGACAAATGCTGAGGGCAGGGCATTTGGTTATGAATTTAACCGTAAGTCTAACGCCCCGCGCTGGATGGGGGATCAAGCAAAGATCGATGAAGTTAAAGCAGCGGCTCAAAAGTTTATCAAGGATAACGGAAGGAAGTTGCGCTCTAAGCTCGGTCAAAAACTCAATTTAACAGAATGGAAAGCGCTTCTCTCCAAGCGAGTCGGAGAAAGTAAAATAGAAAACCTAGAAGAGCTATAAAACGAGGAGAAATTAAAGGGGTCGGAAATACTCCGACCCTATTTTTTTGAAGATATGCTTATCTGCGGATTAGACTTTGAAAGTTCGGGCTTAAAAATCGAAACAATTGGTGTTACAGAAGTTGGTATTATCATATGGGATACAGTAACTCGTTCCCCTATCCGATCATTCTCTACAATTGTAGATCCCGGGCCTGATGTTATTTGGGAACCTGGCGCATTAGAAGTAAATAACCTCACTCCAGAGATATGCCGTGATCTAGGCATGCCGGATGAGGAAGCAGCTAGAAGGTCACTTCGCTGGTATGGTAGTTCGGATGTAGCTTGCGCTCATAACGGCAATAAATTTGACCGCCCTCTGTTAGAGAAGTGGGCTAAAAAATATAACTTGGATTGGCAACCCAGTAAAGTATGGATAGATACAAAAACTGATTTGGAACTACCAATAGGTAATAGCAATCGTTTGATTTACATGGCAGCAGATCGAGGATTTTGTAACCCTTTTCCTCACCGCGCTATTTTTGATGTTATGACTATGTTAAAGGTACTTGACCATTACGATATTGATAAAGTAATGGAAATGGCCAAAAGTCCTAACCTTACTGTTAAAGCTCTTATCACTTTCGATCAAAATCAAGCGGTTAAAAATCGAGGTTACCACCCAAACTGGGAAACTAAACCCGATGGTTCAAAAGGTAAATTTCTTTACTGGTCCATGCCAATTAAAGAGTGCAAGTTAGACGCAGAGCGAATAGCTGCGCGAGCCGCGGGTTTTGAAATTGAGGTAATCTAGTGGCGAAAGAAATTCTTGTTATTCCTAATATTCCAGCTCCTATGGTAATGGATCAATGGCTGGTTTTTGGTTTGGATTTATCTTTATCCCGCACCGGCTGGTCAGCATTGCATGTGAAAAAAACATCCGATCAAACCGAAGCAAAATTTTTAAAGATAGGTTCTATCAAACCCGAATCTACTAAAGCACCAGTTTGGGTTAGAAGTAAATTAATAGCTAAAGGGTTGATGGATACACTTCTAACTCCCGCAGTACGGAAGATTTTGAACACACCAAATACAGGTGTGTTATTTGTTTTTGAAGCCAGCACCCCAAAAAATGATTTCTTAAACGGTATCTCTCAAGTTGTTCGTTCGGAATTTTTTACCGATCATGCGCTTGTTTCTTACATGGAAAATACCCCAGATAAAGGAGACATGCATACCTGTAATAGTCCGGAATGTTGTTCCGTCGATGCTAAATATATTTACACTTTATTAGTTAACGCCAGCACTCTTCGTAATATGATGCACCTTACTCAAAGAGGGGTTAAAAACAAGAAAGAAAACATCGCCAGGGCATACGATTTTTTAAAAAAAGATGAATTTCCAGAAGTGGATAGTGATGCTTGTGATGCTGTTCTATTGGCGATGGTAGGCCGTTATGTCTGTTCTATTTTCACAGGATTTCCGAATGAGGTTCCTGGTGTTTTCCTGGACAAACTTTGTGATTCAAAACAAGAAATAAAAGGTAAAGGGCGCAATCAACACACTATCACTAAGGGTATATTGTATAGACCGGAATATTTTTACGCCCACCAGAATCAAAAGAGAACCTTACTCCTTAAAGACGCCAGTCAACCAGTAAAAAAGCTACAGAAAATATGGTTTGAAGTATAAGTCAGTATTAAACTAACAGTCCAACTTAAAACCCATCGGGTAAAGCAGAGACTCAGAGGATATAATGCCAAAAAAAACAGCTCCCATAGACACCCGCAATTTAACAGTTGAAGCCCGTCGAGAACTTTTTCTTAAAAGCAGAGAAGAAGATAAACCAGATTTTCAAGTACTCACCAAAGATTATGTAGATGAATTGACCCCTTACGGGTTGATCACATTTGATACTGTATTAGGCTTGGGCGGCATCGCTCGCCGCGGATGTGTGTCGCAGATACACGGCGACGAAGGCGTTGGCAAGTCCACTCTCACCTATACCATCGCTAAAAATTATCAAGAATATACTGGAGAACCATTGGGTATATTTGATTTTGAGGGCACAGGTAGACCCGCTTACTTGGAACGCATTGGATGTGACCTAGATATGGTTAAATTGATTCAACCCATTAGCATGGAAGAATCTGTCAAGGAAACCATTCGATTGATCCGGCAAGGTTGCCGTTTCTTCATTTATGATTCGATTCCTTGCATGAACTCTATGGTAGAGGAAACCGATATTATGAGTGGCAAAGTGTTCAAAGCGAGCTATGGTAAACAAGCTCAAGTCATGGGAAATTTCTATCGAATTTTACGCCCCTATGTTCAACAAGCAGACGGGCATATGTTCATGGTTAATCAAACCAGGGCTCGTATTGACGACAGCAATGAAGCAAAGTATGCCAATGATTACAGCTATACAAATAAAACATACCAGCTTCCAGGAGGACGTATTTCCCGCTTTACCCCATCCGTGATGATCGAAATGCGCATGGTAAAAGAAGTAAAACCCTATGATGGAAAACCTGGTATAACACCGGATAAAGATGGTTTCATTGTAGAGTCCGCTACTCCTGAGACTAAAGATAAACCATGTGTCAATAGAGTAAGAGTCCGTACCCTAAAAAATAAAGTAACGGGCGCTGGGTTTCGTGAGGGGTTCATTTGGGTTCGTCCAGCAACTCATCCTTGTCCTGGTATTGATGATCTGATGAGTGTGCGTGAGCTGGCGCGTCATTATGGTTTCATTCAAAATAAAGGGGCTAAGTGGTTTGTCGGAAAAACAGCAGATGAGGCTATCCAGGCTTATCCCAACAAAGATGCAGCGATTGATGATTTGGTGATAAAGAAAAACCCTGAGGTACATGCGAAGTTAAAATCTCTTGTTGCAGAGGCTGTAAGGTCTGATAGCACTGGTCGTTTTAATACAACTCTTACAACAGAAGATTTAGAGTTGCTTGAAGGAGATGATGCTCTAGCTCCAGTGGGGGTAGGTAAGAATATCGTTTCATTTGATGAGGAAGAGAACTAATAACGAATGTCTACGAGCATCAAACTATCAGGGAAAAATTTCCAGAGCTGGGATGCATTTGATTTAACGCTTGCTGGATTGACTGTATTAACTGGTCCTTCAGACACTGGGAAAAGCGCCATTTTTCGTGCTTTAAAAGGCGTATTACGAAATGAACTCCCTATTGACTGGATACGAAATGATCAAGATGAATCTTTAGAAGTTCGACTTGAATTAGATAACCACATTGTTACAGTGAAACGCCCTCTTAAGGGTTCTACTACATACACCATTGATGATAAAGTTTTTGCTAAACTCGCCGGTGCTATACCAGATAAAGTAAAAGAGCTTAAATTTGGTGATGTGGTTATCGGAGAATATGATGTAGACCCCATATTTGGGCGGCAGAATAGTCCTCAGTTTCTTATTGATCCTGATACATTCAAACCTCCGGAAGTAAATGCTATTTTAGGGGCATTTGGGGGTACTGAAAAACTTGAACACGGTAAGAAAGAAGCCAATCTACGCAAGACTCAAAAAGATGCTGAAGCTCGCACTCTAGCTGTTCAGATACGAGACGCTGAAGAACGGAAGGCCGCTTTAACCGTCCTGCAAACTCAAGGTGACAGTTTAGAGACTGTTTTGCAGGAACTGGAAGCGACTATTTTAATCGTGGAACTGGAAAATCATTGGTTAGAACAGGCTATTGCATGTCGCCAGCGTATAATCCCCCTTCGAGAAATTCAAGAAACTCTCATTTTACCCGATATTTCGGATTTAGAACTGATGTACCAGCAAATTCAAAAGGCAGACCAGGCAGCAGAAGCAACAGCTTACGCTAAATGGCTTAAAAAACCGTCTACAATCACTTCTGCGGTCGTTGGGCAGTGGGATGAGGCTAGACGGCATTGGAACCTGATCGAAGCGCTAGGAAGCACTGTAGAAGCAGGAAAGCACATCGTATCCACAGATAAGCTAAAAGCAGCTTTACAGGGCATAGAAACTCTATATTCTGATACTGTTGGGCTTTGGGGCGGTATTAAAAGACTTGAGGTACTTGGAGCGCTACTAGACGAACTATCGGATTCGACTAATCGATTGGTCGGGGTTGAAGGTGAACTTCTGGTAGCGCAAACCGAGGCTCAAAAAGGGCTTTGCCCCAAATGTGGATCCCCAATGTTTCATGTTTGTAAAGGATAATCATGTCAGAAATAACACAAGAAAATCTAAAGAAAATTCAAGCCAGGGTAAAGGCCTTACAGAGCAGTAGAGACGAAATCATTGGAACTCTTAAGGTTCAGGAGAGCAAAAGAGATGAAGCTTATGTTAAACTGAAAGAGTTGGGTATCGCTAACCCTGAAAAAATGACGGCGAAAGAACTACAAGCACTGGCTGATCAAAAGAAAAATGAATTAGCAGAAAAAATAGACGCTTTGAATGATCAGCTGGCGCAGGGCGAGAAGTTGATTCAACAATACGAAGAATTGCAACAGGAGAATTAATATGTCAATAATACCGATGGTAAAACCAGCCGTGGTAGAAAAGCAACCGGATGGCACATATGTGGTAAGAATTCAGCATACTGAAGGGGGAGATGTATCTCAAGTTTCTTTTGGTCACTGGACTTTTGGAGAATCCCTAGCAAATGCTTATGCAGCCTTCATTAACGGAGCTTCAAATATAGATTCAAAAATAGATAAACTGGCTTCTGAGATGGAAGCCGCGGCACCAGATGCTAAGGCTGATATTAAAAAGGCTACGGAACTAGCTCAGGATCAAGCTAAAGTTATTATCGCTGATGCTAAGGTAGAAGCGGATAAGCTTGTGGCAGCGGCTAAAGAAGAAATCGTAAAGGTAACAGCAAATGCTGAAGCTTTTTATGAAGATACAAAAAATGAAGCTCGTCAACTTTTAACTGAAGCCCGATCGGAAGCAGCTAAAATATTAGCTAAAGCTGCGGAAGCTGTAAAGCCTCTTGTACCAGATCCAGTACCGTTCCCCACTAAACCAACAAAGCCATCAAAGTCAACTAAGCCAGAAATTGATGAGGAATAATGTCGATTTTACCGGAGTTGTTTTAAATGGACGATAAAACCCCGTTTGGTAAAATGGTTTATCTAGCATCGCCATATACCCACGAAAACAGAGAAGTAGAAACAGAGCGCTTCATCGCGGCTGTTAAAGCTTGTGGGTGGTTGATGGTTAACATTTCAGATGTTCAAATGATTTACTCTCCCATCGCTCATACACATCCTATCGCTGATGTATGTACTCTTCCTGGTTTTTGGAGTTTTTGGGAAGCTTGCGATAAATGTATGCTCTCACGCTGTGATGAAATTTGGATTCTCACGCTCGATGGTTGGGAGACCTCTACGGGAGTAACAGCAGAACGGCAGATTGCTTCGGAGTACGGATTGAAAGAAAAATTCGTGGTTCCTCAATCTGATGGTGGATATGCAGTGGAGGCTTACGAGAAAAAACAAAAAATAAAAGGTAGATCATTTCTTGGATTTCATTTACATGACTGGTCTAAATGGGAAGTTGTAAATAGAGGTGAAATTAGATCCGGGATAAAACAAAAGAGAGTTTGTTTAACCTGCAATACAAAGCAAGTTGATATAGAGTGGGTATAAAGGTGCATAAATATTTACGAATACCTTCTTCCAAACGCATAGAAATGCTCAAAAGTAATATTAGTATCTGTGAAAACACTCTTCAGCATGTCAATAATTGCATCGAATGTCAAGAAGCTAAAGATGAAGAATTGTGCCCTTTGGGTCAAAAGATGTTTGATGAATTTTTAGTATCCCAAGCTCGTTGTAAATATTTAAACTTGATTGGAGAAAATGCTGATGTCATTTTTTAATGAATTTCATATAGCGGATGAAAAAACATGCAAAGCTCGCTGGAGTTGCGGCAAACCTGGGTTGTTGTTTTTCTGTGCCTTTTGTGGGTATAAGTTCGTTGTTGGAGATGAATATCGAGTAACTTATACGAATGACACTGATGCTGGTGGTAATCCCCTTACATGTAGACCTTGTGATACTAAATTTGGTGGTTTAGACGGGTGCCGTAAAGTTTGGATAGAAATGAATGAAGAATACCGTACCAAGTTCAAGTATTTCTACTACAGAGATTTGTATGGTGATTAAACTCCAAGATCCAAAAAACAGAGTAAACTTAGTTTGGTCAACTGACTGGCACCTTACTGACATCCCACCCGCTAGGCGTAAAGATGATTATCGTAACGCTATCTTAGCAAAAATAGAATTCATTCGTGATCTAGTAGAAAAACTTAACGGAGCCGGTTTATGTGGAGGTGACGTTTTTCACTATAAAATCCCTAAACATGCTGGAAACAGCATCCGTTTGATTATCGATTTGATGCACGCTTTAAGAAAGTTTCCTCAGGGTAAAGTATTTGGTTCCATTGGAAACCATGATTTATCCTGGGATCGTATGGATACACTACCTCGTCAACCATTGGGTTTATTGATCGCTGTAGGCGCTTACCATGACCTGAATACTGAACCTGTTATTTTTACTAATGCTGATGATACTGTACGAGTATCCGTTGAAACTTTTCCATTTGCTGAAGGGGATGTTACGATTCAAAATATCAAAAACGCGGATCCTAGGCAACCTCATGTAGACCATAGAATAGGCATTGTACACGCTTACGGGTATCCTGGAGACGCTGGTTCAATGTTTGGCACCCGAAAAATAGGCTATAATGAATTGATTGGTACAGACTTTGATATACTGCTGTGGGGGCATGATCATTCAAGACATGAAACTATAGAAGTGGGCGGCTGCACCCATATAAATTTAGGGAGTTTGGCTCGTGCAGCGTTTACTTATGATGAGGTTGAACGCCCAGTGTGCGCAGCTATTCTTTCCTTTGAACCAAGCGGTGCTTTCAAATATGGAGAAAAAGAAATTCCGGTGAAACCCTTGCAAATAGCTTTTGCAGCCGCAGATAAGGGTGTAGAGCAAATAGCAAAGTCTGATGATATCACTTCGTTTTTTGCGGATATGGATGCTGCGGTACAGGGAATTGAAGTCAATGATCCTAAAGTAGTTATTAAAGAGTTGTGTGCTGGGGATATCAATTTAGAGAATTTGATTTTAGAGCTGTGTGATTTATAAACACTAAGCATCCCTCTTAACATGGAGACTCGCCGCAGCGATGTAGTGGAAGAACGAGTATATAAGGCGGCTTGGCATATACTCATAGCTGGAATTGGTTTTTACGAATTTCGTCACCATCGGACAACTGCCTCCAAAGTATTGGCCTGTGGGTTAATGGCTTTTCATGTTGATGGAGCAATATCCGATATTCTGGACTCCAAACCCCTATCTCAAAGACTTTTAGATCGTATTCTTCGCTAGTCTTCCAATCCTTGGTATTAACAATCTGAAAGGATTTTTTATGCTTGAAAAAGTTAAGTATGATGCTACACCTCAACCTTTACCAGTGGGAGGAACTATAGATGTAGCAATTGAAGTTGCAAAAGACCTAAAAGCGATGGGGCTAGAAAACATTGCAGAATGTGTTGAAGCTCGTATTCGCTTAGGTGAAAAAAAGTATGGAACTCGTTTAAAAGCGCATAATGGTAGAGACGCAATGACCGATTTATTTGAGGAGCTTCTCGATGCTTTGAACTATTCAAAACAAATTCAACTTGAAAGTACTAATGGCGACACTTATTTTTACCCAGAACTTCTTAAATTAGTCATTAAGGTTAAAGCCAGTCTTGACCTAAAACATTCAACTAAAGTAGAATAAAACCAGGAGGAAATATGAATCGTATTGTATCCGCACTTATCGTTTTTGTATTATTTGTAACCCCAGTTTTTGCTAGAAACCATCCATTGAAACGTCATGTCCGCAAAGAAGTTACATCGGCTGCTCGTGTAAGTGACCTTCCAGCATATCGTCAATTGATTATGGCTATTATGTTGCCTCTCCGCAATGAGTCAACTTTAACAGCTCTTTTACAGCAAATAAACACCCCATCAAGTCCTTTGTATCACCAGTTTCTAACGCCTGAACAATTCACTAAAGAGTTTGGTCCAACGGAACAGGATTATCAAGCGGTAGTTCGTTTTGCTATAAAGCAGGGGTTTTTTGTGTACAAACAACACACTAATCGTATACTTGTTGATATCACTGGATCTACAGCACAAATAGAAAAAGCTTTCAATGTAAAAATGGGGTTATATAAACATCCTGTTGAAAATCGTAATTTTTATTCTCCAGATGTAGAACCGTCTCTTGATTTAGATGTTCCAATCTATCGTATTGCTGGTTTAAATAATTTCTCTATTCCTAGTCGTAGATTGATTAAGCGTTCATTTAACGCTCGTCTATCAGATGTAGTTGCAGGGTCTGGTCCTAGCGGTTCTTTCCGTCCATCGGATATGCGAGCGGCATATTATGGATCAGGTACTTTGACAGGTACCGGTCAATCTGTGGGCATGTTAGAGTTCGATGGTTATAATATCGCAGATGTAAATTCTGATATGGGGGGTGTTGCTTATACCGTACCTGTACAGAATATTCTTGTCGATGGTGCAAGTGCTGGCTCTGATGGAGATGATGGAGAGCAAGCTTTGGATATCGCTCAAGCTATCGGTATGGCACCGGGGTTAACTTCTGTACGGGTTTACATCGCCCCAGGCAATTCCGCCATCGGTACCGGAGATGTGGATATTTTTAATCAAATGGCTGTGGACAACATTTCCAAACAATTGAGTTGTTCTTGGGGTTGGAGTCCCGATGATATAACTGATGATGACCCTATTTTTAAAGAATTCGCAGCACAGGGTCAAAATCTTTTTGTAGCCTCTGGAGATGCTGGTAAGTATACGGGAAATAACAATAATGATAGCAGCTACCCAGCTGAAGATCCGTATGTTGTAGCTGTTGGCGGTACGGATTTAACTACAAATGGTGCTGGAGGAACTTGGCAAACAGAAACGGCTTGGTCGGATAGCAGTGGTGGTCCAGCGGACGATGGTTTTGCAATTCCTAGCTGGCAAGTAGGAGTAGCAAATTCTAATGGTGCTTCTACAGCAATTCGTAATGTTCCGGATGTTGCCGCAGAAGCAAATTTCGATAATATTATGTGTGATGATGGCGCTTGCACTTACAATCAAACTGGGGGTACTAGCTATGCTGCGCCTCGCTGGGCTGGCTATATGGCTTTAGTGAATCAGCAGAACATGACTAATCATGGTACTACTTTAGGTTTCTTGAATCCCTTGATTTATCCCATTGGTTTCGGTGCTGCGTACACTATTAATTTTCACGATATTACAAGCGGGAGCAATGGGCATCCGGCTACTGTTGGGTATGATATGGTAACTGGTTGGGGTAGTCCTAATGGGGCAACTTTAATCAATACTTTAACAGGCGCTCCAACCGGAGTAGGATTACAAGCAACTTATAATCCAACCTATAAAACTCCAGCATGTACAGTTGTCAGTAATTCCTGTGATTCAGGCCCAACTCTACTTTTAGGTCGCGGAAATGTGCATAACGGTGCGGAACAAAATCACCCCAATACAATCAATAACTCTTGCGGGGATGGGAACTCGGGGGTATTTCACTCCTATGAATCAAATGATCGCCTTGCGGTAGCTTCTGTATCTGGTGGGTTGTTAACCGCGGGTACAAAAGCAACGATAACAGCCACAGTATGGGCTCGAAAGGATTTTGAAAGCGATTCTCTTGACCTTTACGTTACTTCAAATGTTGTAAATCCTACTTGGGTTTATATCGCTACGCTTAAGCCCACTAAAGATGCACAAAATATTTTATCGACTACATTTACTCTCCCAGCCTCCGGCAATTTACAAGCTGTACGAGCACATTTTCGATATGAGGGACATGTGAATCCATCGGCTTGTGGTAATTCTTCTGGTGGAGAGTATGATGATTATGATGATTTAGTTTTTGCGGTGAATTAACCAGAGCGCTCTTGTAGCTCAGTGTAGAGCATTCCGTGTGCAACGGAAGGGTCGGATGGTTCAACTCCATCCCAAGGGCTCCAAATTTATGAAGGAAATCTATGAACGAGTAGCGGCAGATTTCGCAGAGAAAATTGACCATCTGTTTGAATCTGAAAAATCCCTAGAGACCACATTTAAACAGTATTACGAAGGTTTGCCCTTTGATCGTACAGAGCACTGGAGCGGTATCATCCACAAAATTTTATCTGATTCCTGGAAAGACAAAGGACCTGAAGTAAAGTGTGAACCTACAGGAATGGATAAACTTCAAATTATGCGTTATCTTCATCATCTTCTGGATTACAATATTTTTACTCAAGTACTTCTCAATCTCCAAGGATACACCGGTATGTTTTATATGACCGGAGATGCCCAAGCTGAGATTGAGCGAATGAAATCAGCATGGTCTTCAGCATACAAACTTGACCCCTTTGCTCCAAAGGCTAAAATGCTGAAACAGGCTGAAGCGATTACCGAAGAACAAAAACAATACAATCAAACTATCAGTGCTCTTCGTGCCCTGCGTATCATCACTCAGTTTACTCCACAAATTAGCTTCAGAGTGAGCCCAAAAGGGTCTACACCGGCCTTCGCAGACAGTCGTAATATCAGTATGATAGGGTTGGGGGGAGATCGCTTTCTTAAAACGATATCATCCCTCAAACCGTATTACATTACTTGGAATCAAGTTCCTCAAATAGCCCAATTTATCGGGATTACCACACCACCAGGGCACGATGTTCCTGTCTCTACATTTAAAGCAGACGGCATATCATATGAATTCCATTCAAAATCTGGTGGAGAAGTGATTCAAGATGTTCTTTTTGCTAGAAAAATCATGTATGAAATCTTCCGAGATGTTAATATAACCAGAGAGACTTGTATCATGATTCCTCGTATGAATTCTATTTTGATTGTTGGGGATGTAGTATTTGAGAATCTACAAAAGGCATACGAGCGCCTGTACAAGATGTATCCGGTCATTAGTTTTGTGGATGGGATTCGTGCCTAAAAAATGTAGTATTCATCTCTGTGAAAATCAAGCAACTAACTCTCTTCTGTTTAGTGATGATTCCATATCATTTTATTGCGCAAAACATTATGATTCCATAACCAAGCGTTGGCTGAAACAGGCAGCGGAAGACTTAGATTGTTTAAAAGCGGTGAAAAGGAATAAGCTCAGATGAAAAAATGTGATTATACTCGCTGTGAAAATTCAACTGTCGCACATATCGATTATTATAATAGTAATTTAAAATTTTACTGTGCGAAGCATTATGATTTAATAGTTAAACATTTGGCCAAATATGCCCAAGACCCCGATGAATGGGGGATTCAAAGGTGGTTTACAGAAATTCTAAGAAGGAACGGGATCAGATGAAAAAATGTGACTATAATCGTTGTGAAAATTCAGCTGTCGCACATATCGATTACTGCGGGCAAACAGCTCAGCCAATCTGTGGGCCCGCAGTAAAGTTTTACTGTGCGAAGCATTATGATTTTATAGTTAAATATTTAGCTAAAGATGCCCTAGACCCCGATGATGATGGGTGGTCTACAAAAATTCTAAGAAGGAACGGGGTCAGATGAAAAAGATATTTCTGTTGGACACAATGAGTTTTATCTACCGCGCTTATCATGCTGCGGCACATCAGTCCATTATGATGAGTACTAAAGCAGGATTTCCTACCGGGGCGAGTTATATTTTTTGTAATATGCTTCGTAAATTACAAAAAGATTTTAATCCCGAGTACCTCATCGCCATATGCGACACCCCGGGCGAAACCTTTAGAGATAAACTATCCCCTGATTATAAGGCCAATCGCAAGGGCGAAACTCCTTACGACTTGGTACGCCAACTTCCTCACATTTTTAAGGCGATTGAAGCTTACGGCATCTCTAAAATGGAGTTGGCTGGATATGAAGCAGATGATATTATTGGTACCTTGGCGCGTAAAATTTACGCCGAAGATCCTGAAAATCAAGTATACATTGTGACCGGTGATAAGGATATGTTTCAGTTGGTAAACGACAGAACATTTACCATCAATCCTATGAAAGACTTGGTGTGTGATGTAGAAAAAGTGACTGAGATTGTGGGTGTGCCCCCAGAACAAGTTGTAGATGTCATGGCTTTACGTGGAGACACCACAGACAATGTGCCCGGAGCCCCGGGAATCGGCAAGAAGGGGTCTGTAGACATCATCAAGCAGTTTGGTTCTTTAGAACAAGCTTTTGTACGAGCGGATGAATTGAAGCGTAAATCATATAAAGAGTCCTTAAAAAATAATCAAGCTCAAATCCTACTCAGCAAACAATTAGTGACCATAGAAATCAATGCTCCCGTAGAACTTAGTATTTCGTCTATGAAAATAGGGGAAACTAATACTGAAGCTCTGAGTTCTTTATACAAAGAACTAGAGTTCGCCACTCTTTTGAAAAGAGAAGGTTTAGGAGCGCTGCCTGAAATTGTAGATGACTTCGCAGAAATCGTACCTCCTGATGACATTCTCACCCAAACCACGATGACCAAAGAAGATGCGGATGATTTGATCGACAGTATTTCATAGATATGGCTAAATATAATTGTAGCTGCGGTGAACCAGCGTTTGCTGTTATGTGCGGGGAAGAAGGTTTTCCTGTTTGTTTTGATCATTTTTTCAAACAGATAAAAGAAGATGTTGAATATAATTTAAAACAGGCAGTTGGAAATACTGAAAGGTTTCAAATCCATTGTTTTTTCAAGAATGATGAACCTATTTATCTTCCTTTTGCGAGCTATCTTCAACTAGGAGAGAACCAACACTGCTGGGATAAATCTGATAACTGGAAAGATATTACTCCCTGTAAACATGAGAAATATGGGAACTATGTATATAAGTCCCAGAAATTTCATATAGCAAAAGCATTCGAGAATGACCCGGTTTATAGCGATGATGACCAGCTTAAATATTGTGATTCCTGTGGAGTAAATAAACTACAGGAAAGAAAAGCCCGCGGCAGAATTTTTAATACTGGAAAAAGAAATGATTGATGTTAACATATCGACCTATTAGCGGGTATTGATCAAAATTAGTTAGGGGTACAAAATCAATCCCGAAATTTTCAGACTTTCAAAATTATATTCATACAACCTTGAAATTTAACCTCACTGTGGTATTATAAATATATAGCAAACATTTATCGATGAAGCCACTTTATTGTGGTAAACCATAACAATTCAACCCCAGAGGAAATATGAATAAATCAATTGTTACCGTTCTTTCACTAGCACTTTTTATGACTCCCCTTATTGCACAAGAAGAAAAAGGTGGACATGAATCGGCTAGACCCCAAGCAGCGCAACATGAAGGCGCAGCAAAACAAACAGCACCAAAACAAGAAAAAGTTCCAAAGGCTGAAAAAGTAGCCAAAGTTCCGAAGGCTGAGAAACAAGAAAAGGCCCCAAAGACAGAGAAAGTAGCTAAGACTCAGGCTCCAAAAGCTGAGAAGCAAGCAAGATCTGAAAAGCCTACAGCTGTAAAGGCCCAAAAGCAGGAAAAAGTAAAGGCTGAAAAACCAGAGACTCAAAAAGAGGATCGTACCAATGAGATAGCACATCAAAATTGGAACGGTAAGAATTTTAAGCCAGAATACTTTAAATCTAACTTTGGTGAATCGCACGGTTTTGGTATTCGCAGTGCTCAATGGCAGGGAAATCAATTCCATTCAGGCTCACGCTTTATGTTCGGCGGTGCGTGGTTTGTACTAGGAGAGGATCTACCTCTAGATTGGTACAGCTGCAACACCTATATCAATGAATATGAAGGCGGATATGCTCTTTACTGCCCTGAATATCCAGGCGTTCCATTTGGAATCACTGTAGTATTCTAATAACCGTTAACATTAACATCAATATAGCCACTAATATAGTGGCTATATTTTTTATCGTGGCTATATTTTTTATCGTTACACTTGTTAAATTTTTATCGGACTTTTCATTTCATAAGTAGATACGAGAACGCGAAGAAAAATTATTTGAAATACTAGGATGAAATAATTGGTCTGCTGCGAAACTCGTAGCTTTCAAAACCCCACAACTAACAGGGTTCGCCGTGGAAACTACAGTCAACCAACCAAAGACAAGGAGAATTTATGAATTTCGATTATACCCCAAAAGCATCAGGACCAAAGAAAGCAATTGGCCTATCTGTTACACAAACCATCAATAATGACGGCACAGCTTCAACAAACGCAATTTTTCAAGACAGCGATGGATTACCGATCACTGCCGCTCAGTTCAACAATTTATACCCAGTAGGTGTAGCGCTTCCAACGGTTACCGCTGGCGACAGTACACCAGGCCCTTCAGCATTTAAAGTTGTAGCAGTTACTCCTCCAACTGCAAGCACTGCGGTCCCTGGGGCCTTTGTTGTAGCTACAACTTCCGCTGTTACACCACCTTCAGTTCCACCACCAACTGGCTGGGGACAAGCTGTGGATTTTACTTGCTCAATCGCTAGTGGATTGGTAGGACAATCTACAACCCAATCTGTGGATGCCGGAACATTGAGTGTTGTCAGCAACTCCAACAATCCAGCAGCGTTCACCGTATCAACAAACAGCAGCGGTGTAGGGCCGCGAAACGAGACCTCGCAATACGGGACCTCGCAATACGGGGAAACAGTCGGTAACCGTGCGTCGATCATCGGTCGCGGCGATGGACGCATAACCCGGCTGGGAGAGTTTGTTGGCGATGGTACTACTCAGTACGATGATCGCGACACGTTCGGCAACAAATTCGACCCATCCAGCGTGAGCGCGCCCCTGCCCATCGACCCTGCAAGCGGAAGCACGGGCGATTTTGCTACCGGAACCACATTGACGCAAGCGCAGTTGGACGCGCTAACGGCGGCCAAAGTTCCGGCGGCATCTAACACGTCGCCATTGACGCAGGCTCAGTTGGCTGCGCTGGTGGCAGCGGGCGTGCCAGCTACTACGATTAAAAGTGCGTTTACTTCACCTGCTAAGCCTACGATTACCCCTGGATATCAACATTCTCCAGATCCATCAACAGGCCGTAAGATTTATTAGGCACAATTATTATGCCGGCCCAAAACACAGTCATGTAATAGAATTTGCACAACTATAAAAGCCGTCAACTAAAAATTGACGGCTTTTGTTTTGAAAAGAGATAAATGGAATAAATCAGTATTATATTAAGTCCGGCCCGCCATAATCTGATTACCAAAAAACGCCGTGAAGCCACGCCCTTCAGGCTGGGGATATAAGGCGGAAAGTGCTTGTATTAGATCGCAGGTTGTGGTATATTTCTTGCATGGCACTCGAAGGCTACAAAATAAGCATTGAAAGTCTTGCGAAAACCAAGCTGGCTAAATCAATGCTGCATTCGGGAATTATCGTCGCCTCGGGATACATGGAGTCGTTAAACGACTGCGGACAGTGTGTAAGTCTTGCGAAAGCAAGCAGCGCTGGTTGAAACAGTTAAGGGCGGCTTTGCCGCCTAGAATCCCTCGCCTTTAGGCGTGGGGAGTATCAAGCTATGAAAACTGGGCATTTGGAGTTTCTATTTCGGTGAGACGACTATGCATCATTTTTTGATTAATTTGTTGTGGATAACTCTATTGGCCTTTCCATTTGGCGTTATTAGTTCAATTTGGTGTCATTTAATCGGATTCGTACCTCCAAAAGGATGGCGTTTCTTTGTTTATGATATACCATCGTTTGTGTTCGGAATAATTCTCGGATTTTATTTTTTCAAATAATACTTGACTTTTGGTATTCTATATGAGACAATGTTTTTAGGTTAAGCCTGCGGAATAACGCTATTCGCCCTGGATGGAGAAACAACCCGATGGGCAAAGGGTGTGAATAACCCACTTGCATAGTGCCGCAGCCCCCACTTACGCCCCTGTATTCACCGGGGATGAAAGACGCAGGGGGTAACAATTTTAGGTTTACTGGTCGCATAAGGATCGACAAAAACCGCAGGGCTAGACTCCTTGTGGCACAAATCGGTCGCTCGTCTAGGAGAAACCGGTTCCTAAGAATCGGCGATCAGTTTTTAAAGAAGTGACGGCGCAGGAATAATGGCGCGGAATCGTGGTCGTAAGCAGCCGAAGGAGTGTCCTGGCAGCGAATGGATACTTCTGAGATGGGAACGCTATATAGGACTTACGAGCGGCGTTGTTTAGCAGTAGAAAAGCAACTGACGAGGTCCCCGGCTCACTTCTCCACTTTGTAATACTGCAACTGAAAGTGAGGAAGCAGTGAGGAAACCGTTTTGCGTGCTGTGCATTTTCGCGCTCTGTCTTGAATCTGCTATGATGAGAAAAAAGAAGAGAACACCAGCCAAAGAATCTGCCCCGAAGTCTGTTCATATGGCTTTCAGAAGCAAGGAATTTGCAGGCATTCAGGCGGCTCTTGGCCGTCATCTGTGCCTGTCGTCCGCTAACGCACTCGTAGCGCAGGGCGATTCGCTGGAAATACTCCGCCAGCTGCCTAACCAATCCATCTCGCTCATTTTGACCGATCCGCCGTACCACTCAACGAAGAAGGACAACATTTACGGCGACACTTCGTTTGGGCATGACCAACACTATATTGAATGGATGACGCAGTACGCGAAGGAGTGGCGTCGCGTGCTGCGGCCCAACGGCTCGTTATATTGCTTCTGTGCTTCTGAGATGGCTGCACGCCTTGAAGTCATGCTCGCTAAGGATTTCAATATTCTCTCCAGCATCACGTGGACGAAGCCCAACGACCCTGGCTTCGACGGTTGGAAGGGCAAGATGAAGAAGGAATCCCTCCGGCAGTGGTATCCGCATTCGGAGCGAATCATCTTTGCAGAGATCGCGGTAGAGGGCAACCTGCACCGTTCTCCGTTTGGAGACTTTCTGCGAGCGACCAGGAAAAACGTGAACATGAGTGCTCACGAACTGGCTGGGTTGATCGGTGCGTATGGGAATGTCAACCACGGTGGAGCGGTCTGCAATTGGGAAGCTGGGCGTAACATCCCGAGCCGGGAACAATATCGCAGAATCTGCGAGGCGATACTCACCACTGGCAAGATGAAGTCGATGCCGCCATACGAAGACGCCGTTCGCCCGTTCTTCATGGACGGCTCAAAAGAATTCACTGACGTCTGGAATTTTCCATCTGTCCGTCCATACAAAGGCAAGCACCCTGCTGAGAAACCTGCGTCCCTTCTGGAACACGTGATTGGGGCGTCATCATATCAAGGCGACATTGTGCTGGATTGTTTTGCAGGGTCAGGAAGTACGGCCTTGGCTGCTCTTAAACTAAACCGCCGCGCAGTCGCTATAGAGATTGATCCCCAGTGGGCTTCTGAGGTTGCAGCTCGGGTTCGGGCTTGTGGTGCGGAGAGTGCGGTCGCAGAATTGAAGGAGCACGACGCCAGAGTGATCCACGCTCCCAAGCTCAACCCGAAGGTGCCTCAATACGCGCTATCATTTGACGGCAACGGTCGTGAGTAGATAACCAGCCTTTTGGTTGCGTTCCAATACGGACTGCATCCACTCGACTGTCTTCTGTATTCCTGAATCTTTCACTACCACGTTGCAGTGATGGTGCCCCTCCTCCGAAGACGGCCAAGCAACACATAAAACTCGAACACCGCATCGATAGCTTTTTGCGCGTATTCAGGAACACTTTTGTCCTCATAGGACTTCAAGCATTCGATCTCAACCTCGCGGTTGATGTTAGGGTTGACATAATGCGCCAGACTCCAAGCTTTCTAGAAAGTTTTGTTAGCCATAAAATTTTTCTTGACAATAAGTCAAAGTTTTAGTAATATCAGTATTAAGGTATAGAGATGAATAAGATTCACACCAACTCGAACGCAGTCTGTACGGAACACGGTACTGTCGCCGCTGCTGCGGCGGTAGGAGATACTGTGTCCTCGGATGGTTGGGACGGTTAAATAACTCAACCTAAAAGATTCCGAGGACGCCATCAAAAAATGGCGTCTTTTTTGTTTTGCGGTGAATGTATTCCGATGGCGTGAGCGGCGAAACCACTTGCCCTACAAGCAAGTATCATCGGGGGTTCGAGTCCCTCTCGGAATACCAAATTTTAATGTGTGGGTGTCGTCCAATGGGAGGACTTTCGGTTTGCACCCGGAGAATGCGAGTTCGAGTCTCGTCACTCTACACCAAATGTGCCGTCCGCGACGGTGATAGATACCAGAAAGCTCTTCGGAGCGCTGGAATGGGGATCAGCCCCTTAGTCATCGCGGCTAAATTTATAAGCGGATTAGCCAAGTGGTTAAAGGCATCTGCCTGCAAAGCAGACAAGCACGGGTTCGAATCCCGTATCCGCTTCCCAAATTTGGGGGTATAGTTCCAACTGGTAGACTTGTCGCGCCGATGGTTGCGGGTTCGAATCCCGTTACCCCCGCCAGTTTGGTGTGTTGGAGGAGTCTGGTCTTCCTCGCTTCCCTGTCACGGAAGATATCACACGGGTTCAAATCCCGTACACACCGCTTTCGTGACTTCCTGAGTATTAAGTAGAGTACTCAGGAAGGTTCATGATGAAATACACAGTCTACAAAACTGTGAATCTGGTCAACGGCAAGTTCTACATCGGTGTCCACAAGACGGACAATCCGAATGATGACTACCTTGGTTCTGGGAAGTTCATCAAACGAGCCGTTGCGAAGTACGGAGAGCAGAATTTTCGCAAGGAAATTTTGGCTGTCTTTGAAATCCAGAGAGAAGCTTTCGATCTCGAAAAGAAACTCGTGGTTGAAGCGAAAGTTGATCCACTGTGTTACAACCTGAAAGCTGGCGGTGAAGGTGGGTTTGACTGGATCAATCGTAAGGGATTGAATAACTCGAACGAGAACGGCGTGAAAGGAAATCGGGTTACAATTGGAAAAATAAAAACTGACCCAAAGGTAAAGAAGCGATTTACTGACAGGATCAATCGAGTTAGACAGTATCGTACTCAAGACTACAAAGCTCGAATTCCTTCGATGTTACAAAAGTGGACAGGACAGCATCATACCGCCGAGACAAAGGCTAGACTTAGCGAAACGCATAAAGGTAAGAGCAACGGACGCTTTGGAAAACAGTGGATGTATCATCTCGAATCGCAGAGATCAAAGCCTGTCTCACCGGACGAGATCAATAGCCACATTGAACAAGGTTGGTTGATTGGTCGCCGGATGAAATTTTAGGAGAGACGTGAAGATTCTCTACGATGAACAGCGGCATCTGATCACGGTGCCGTACTCGAAAGAGAATCTACATGAAGCAGCGCGGCAGTTGGGTATTAAGCGTTGCTGGTTTCACAAAGACCACTACGACGTTCCTAAGAGAATGATGTCTCGGATGTCGGAGACGGTAGCAGAAAAAGTTTCGCCGCGTGAAGTTTTGAAGATCGTGCGCGGCAAGTAAGTTTGGATGGATAGCCAAGTAGGAAAGGCGCTCCCCTGCAAAGGGAGTCATGCGGGGGTTCAATTCCCTCTCCATCCTCCAAATGTACCAGTTCGGGACAACCGCTGGCAGGAAGTTTCTGCGGGAGGGAAAGTTCGGGGCTTCATAGAGTACCGTGCGGGGTAACTCCCCGGCGACGGCGCAAGCCGTTGACAATTAGAGCTACAGAGACGAGTCACAGAAGGTGTGCTTGGAAGCGCGTAAGATTCACGTCGGTAGTGTTGATGTGAAATGCCCGACCAAGTCCCCTGATGTGGGTGAAACGAGCAATCTTCACGGGAAGCAAGTGCAAATAGGCTGACAGGAACTACTCGTTCCGTTATGAATCAGCGGGTAGCATGCTTGAGCGTTGGAGTAATTCAACGCCTAGACGAATGGTTGTCGCCGCGCAAGCGGAACAGAACCCCGGCTAATAGGACTGGTACAAGTTTATGAGTTTTTGAACTATGAGCGACCTATATTAGAGAGGTCGCTCGTGACAAGTCAAAAAGAAGTTCAAAGACAATTAGGAATGAGTCGAGGAACCGCCAACTACAGATTGGCGCGTCTTTTACTCTTCAAATACATGCAGCAAGCTGGGGCGGACAACTGTTTTCGCTGCGGTCTAAAGCTTGAAACGGTTGAAGATTTTAGTATTGAGCATAAAAAACCGTGGTTGTACGCATCCCCAGATTTATATTGGGATTTGGAAAATATTGCTTTTTCGCATCGCGCATGTAATTCGGGCGCAGCTAGACAGATCAATAAGACCAAAATGAGTCTTAGATCAGTAGGACCGGAAGGAACAAGTTGGTGTACGGAACATAAACAGTTTCTTTCAGTCGATGAATTTCAAAAAAATTCCGCTATTTGGAACGGCTTACAAAGGCAATGCAAAGAATGCCGACAAAAGCGAAATAAAAAGCGGGCTTAGCTCACGCTGGTAGAGCGCTGGTCTTCCAAACCGGAGGTAATGGTATCGTCGCCCGTAGTCCGCTCCAAGTTTAGATATGGCGCACTCTGCTAACGGCTAGGCAACCACGTTCTCAGCGTGTGAAATGTGGGTTCAAATCCCGCGTGCGCTACCAGATTTTGGCTGACCATGTTCGGCAAGGTCAGCGGTTGGGGGACATGGCTCAGTACAACCGCTGATAACCGTGGGGCTATGGCGCAGTTGGGAGCGCGTAATCATGGCATGATTAAGGCCGTCGGTTCGAACCCGACTAGCTCCACCAGATTTTGCGGAAGTAGTTCAGCGGTAGAATATTTCCTTGCCAAGGAAGGGGTCGCGGGTTCAAATCCCGCCTTCCGCTCCAAGTTTAGAAGTTCATGGATGCCTAGATGTCGGTGGCTAACCGAAAGGTCGCGGGTTCAATGTCCGTTCCATGTGGGGCTATAGCGCAGTTGGGAGCGCGTCTCGTTCGCAACGAGAAGGTCGTGAGTTCGAATCTCACTAGCTCCACCAAGTTATTGCGGGTGTAGTTCAATGGTAGAATATTCGGTTCCCAACCGAAAGATTTGTCGGTTCGAGTCCGACCATCCGCTCCGTTTTATGAGAGAGTGTCCAAAGTGCGGTAAGAAAGAACAATGGGAAATCGGTTGGATTTCTACTACCAATGAATGGCGCTGGCATTGTCTGTCTTGTGATATTCGTTTTAATGATGATGGCGTAATTTACACACCAGAAAAAGTTTAGGGCCGTGGGACTGCATTGGGGTGGTTCGAATCTCACTAGCTCCACCAAGTTTACGTAGGCTTCCGAGGGATACCTCGGTGACAGTTGTTCTGAGGTCATCTCTTCATGAGGGGCTGAACAGGGAACGGCAGCGTGGGGAAACCCACAAGCCTACACCATTTGCGCTGTTAGATTAGCGGTAAAATCGTCACCATGACAAGGTGAAAATCGGGGGTTCGATTCCCTCACGGCGCACCAGTTTTTAAATATGGCGTTGTCTTCTAAATGGTCTAGGAAAACTGACTTTCAATCAGTGGAATGCCGGTTCAACTCCGGTCAACGCTACCAGAATTGAGAGGGAGTAGCTCAGCGGTAGAGCAGAATATTGCCAATATTCAGGTCGCGGGTTCAACTCCCGTCTCCCTCTCCAACATTTATGCGAATCTATTCAAAAGTTTATTTTCGCTTTATGGTGTGTTATGAGAAAACTAAAGAGACTAAGCAAGGTCAAACTCGTGAAGGAAATGTCCAGGGAGAGGGTGCCAGTCCCCGCGACCCGCAAGATTGAAAATAAGAAAAAGAAATTTTTGCGTTACTTAGAAACACATTGGCAGGAAGATGAATTGGGGGTATAGCTCAGCTGGGAGAGCGCATCGTTTGCAACGATGAGGTCGTCGGTTCGATCCCGTCTACCTCCACCAAAATTTAGGGGATGTATGTTAAAGGAATTAAACGACTACAACTGGGCTGAAGTATTTGGTGAGGGAAGCGGTGGAAACTGCTTTTCGATCAAGCCAAATCGTGCCCCACAAGATACGGAGACATCCATTGGTACGTTTTCCCGCGAGGATGTAAAAAAACTCTATGGGCAATCTGACGGTGAAAATGATGAACAAAGTTGGGTATGTTGGGGTAAACTAAAAGACGGTCGCTGGTTTGTTGCTCGTGGCGACTGCGATTACACCGGCTGGGATTGCAGTGCATCTAATAGCGGAGATGTTGCATCGTCTAAAAAAGATATTATCCGTTTTGGGCTTGATGCTAACGAGCGATCACGTTTTAATTTGACGATTTAAAATTTTGATTACGGCTCACAGCCTATCTTCCTCGTAATCTCTGCCGTAATTTAGTCATAGGGTTATGCGCCACTTTAGCTGCCCTCTTAACCACGGGGCAATCACTCATTTTTTTAGCACAACGTGGTAAATCTCCTCGCTGCCCCCACACCTTACCTGGTTGACCGCATCCGTATTGACAGTAAACTTCATCCATATTAAATACATGCGGTATTATAGATAATGGGGTATTATAGATAATGGGGTACTTATGCCAAAAATAGTTTTTATTTCAGATACTCATGGGTTACACGGTCAGATGCAGGTGCCCGAAGGAGATATTTTAGTTCATGCTGGAGATATGACTAATGTAGGGCGTATAAATGAAGTTGCTGCCTTGGGCGTATGGCTCCGTGAAATGGAAAAACGTTTTAAATTTATCGTGATCGTCGCGGGTAATCACGATTGGCTTTTTCAGAAAAATAGAGCCTTGGCTGAAAGCCTGATAAATCAAGGTACAATGGGAGAAGCTACGGGTAAAATCATCTATTTACAAGATAGTGGAGTTACAATTGATGGCTTAAAAATACATGGAAGTCCTCAAACTCCTTGGTTTTTTGATTGGGCCTTTAATGTACGCCGAGGAGAACTTAAGCCCTATTGGGATAAGATCCCTGAAGGTCTGGACATATTAATTACTCACGGTCCTCCCAGTGGTATACTGGATCAAGCAGACCCTCATTTAGGCAGTGAACATGTAGGCTGTGAAGAACTTATGGAAGCGGTGGAGCGCACCAAACCAAAAATCCATGTATTCGGACATATACATGGCGGGTATGGTAAAATGGAACATGTGAATACCACATTTATCAATGCTTCAATTTGCGATGAACGGTACAAACCGATTAACGCCCCTTGGGTTATTGATATGGAGCCCCGTGATACACATGGCGAAGAAAAATAAGCTACCTTCGGCGGCTTTATTGTTAAAAACTTTGGCTGGTGTAATGGCTATGGGATTACCTTACAAAAAAGGAATCTGTATATCTTGTGGGGTAACAGAAAGTAAAAAACATCACACTGACTGCTACTATCTAGACGCTTTGAATTTGATAGTGAAATATTATAAGCCATGAACGGTAGTTGAGGAGCGCAATCCCAGACTTTTAGTCTGGGCTAGCGAATGCCTTTGACTTTAGAAAGGAGGACACAATGATTCAGTATCAACTCAAGTTGAGAATGTGCAAGTCGCAAGAACAACAATGCGAACAGTTTCTTTATCACCTGTCCTCTGTTTGGAACTGGGCGGTGAGGAAGATAGAACTCAGCGCGGCAGGATGTGCCGTCGAGGGTTACGCTTATGTGTAGCCGTTCAGGAATCCCAGACTTCAAGTCTGGGAGCATCAATAACGACCCTAAACTCGTAGCACTGGCTATACTTGTTCGAAAATACGGCACCAAAATATCTGGGGGTGCATACGAAATTTTCATTACCAGTGAAGATTTTGCAGATTTTTCTTCATTCGGTGAATTGGTTGAGACGAAGGATGAAGAACGCAAAAGACTCAGTTTGCGTTATTATCCTAATCCTACAATTGAAGGTGAAGGTGGACTTATTGAATCGACCGGGGGTTAAACATTCAGGTGAAAAATGATTGATCCGTATGATTTGACTAAGCCTTGGGATCAACGCCGTCTTCAGGAATGGTTCTTATTCGGGATTTGTGTAGCTGGGAAGGGTGCAGGTCAAACCGCTAGGAAAATTGAAGCTTTACTGGACGACATGCGAATTAAGACTCGTACTGAATTATTCACCCCATTCGTTCTTGTGAGTCGATCTATTAAAAGCGGAAAACTGGGATACTTTCTACGTAAGCACAAATTAGGTCAATACAAACGAATCAATAAAGCGATGCGCGGCATGATCAAAATTGATCCCCAGACTGTTACATTGGAAGAACTTGAGCAGATCCCTGGATTAGGACCGAAGACAGCGCGTATGCTGTTACTATATACTCGTCCCGACCAGGAAATGATTCCATTGGATACTCATATCTTGCGCTGGCTTCGAAATAATGGGTATAACGCCCCTAAAACTACTCCACCAGCGGGAAAGAAATATAGAGAATTGGAGTTGGCTTTTATCGCTGAAGGCAAAAAACGCGGATTATCCCCAAAAGATTGGGATACATTAGTTTGGCAGCAAGGCGCTAGTAAGTAATAGAATCAACAACTTCAGACTTTTTAACTTTAGGTTTCTTGAGTAGGAGAAACCTATGTTCAATTACATCCCTACTTCCAGGTTAGCTGCCTCATCCGTTTCTCCCCTAAAAACAGCCCCCCGATTTAGAAGTGACCTATTACTCCCAAAAAATAAAAATTGGGCTCAAAGTGTAAATTATCTTCGTGATTTTTATACAGATATTCAATTACTCTGGGGTGTTCATGAATCTGAGTCCAACGATCCTTACGACCCAGAGAAAGATAGACAAATTTTTAAAAAACTAGAGCCTATGCTCCACGAATTGATTCTTGGGATGGATGGAGTATCCAAAGAGCGTACTCAGCGTATGGATATTGCTAAGGCTATTCAAACGGCTATTTACGATTTCGAAACAGCAACTACTTATGCTCAAACTACAGATTATGCGATGGCGTTAGTATATTTTAATTATGCTTTGGATAGAATTCATTACCAACTTGACAGTTTGACAATTGAAGCAAATAAAGAAAACAGTAGTAGGAAGTTGGGTTACGGGTATGACACATCAGGAAATATTGGGGAACAAGGTGGAACTAGCGGAAACGATAGACATCAATGGGATACCGGGAATTCACCAAAACTCGATAGAACCCCAATGAATCCAGCTAATATGGGAGATTTTGAAGCAGAAAATGACTACCCTGAACTTGCAAAATTTAAACATAAAAGAGTATTTTGGCCGCCGCGTACACGATAAGGATAAATATGTCATCGCCAACTAAAGTAGTTATATTCAATCCCACATCCACTCTTTTTGATATTGTAAATGGAGTTGATGGCGTTATTGTTCCTTCCAGTGGCGCTGCTTCGGCGGGTATTCCTGTAGTACTGAATCCTAATGGTGTTATTGATCCTAGTCTTACAAGCAGTGGTGTATCCGCATTGGTTAACTCATTTACTGGATTATCTAGTGGTAATTTGGTGACTTTGTACATAAGTGGTGGTGTGTTAGTTATGCAGCCATCTACTGCATCTCCCACTGGACACGGAGTAAATGCTCCTGAACCTCCCAACGGCTGGTATTCTCCCGCGTTAGGGTTTGTTGATGCCTCTTACAATTATGGGGTAACCGGCACTGTATATTTTTCAGGTAGTTTTAAGTACACAGACACAATCGGGGAGTTTACGGCTAATAGTGTAGGCGATGTTGTATGGCTAGCGGATTCCGGAGACGGCTTGCACAGCCCAGGCGCTATCACACTCACAACCCCAGCAAGTCAATCATCACCACCATACTCACCTTTAAGACAGTCTGTGGGACTGGTCACTAACTATGTGGGTGGAGTAGTAACCGTAAGTTTTAACCCATCGTTTCCAAATTCTGGCATAGGAACTGTTACAAGTGTAGGTTTAGCTGTACCTTCATGGCTGACTATAAGCAGTGCTAGTAATCCAATTATTTATAATGGCACTTTTACCATCGCTTCGGCACTTGGATTAGCAGCGAATCAAGTACTCGCAACACCTATCTCTGGCACTGGCATTTTGAGTCCTAGATTATTGGTAGCTAAAGATATTCCAGGTGTTTCAGGAGTAACTGTAAGCAGCACACCTCCAACTACAAATCAAATTCTCGTAGCTACCAGTGGAACTACCGCTACATGGCAAACTTTTTCAACAGGCTCGGGCACTGTAAACTCTGGAACTGGGGGACAACTTGCTTTTTATTCCGCTACTGGAACTACAGTATCAGGTAACGCCAATGTTACAGCATCTGTTGGTACTCTTACTTTGGGGGTGCCCGGATCGGTTGTAGGGTCGATAATATTAGGTCAGTCAAATGCTTTCACAACCACTATAACCGGTGCGGCAACATCTAATTGGACTATGACCTTGCCTCCGACGGCCGGAACATCAGGGCAACAATTACAAACTAATGGATCGGGTGTAACCACTTGGGTGACACCATCTACCACACAAAACGCACAAACTGGAACTTCGTATTTATTCGCAAATTCCGATAACGGCAAATATATATCTTTTAAAAATACATCCGCTGTAACCGTTACTATCCCACAAGCCGGAGCGTCAAGTCAATTTTTAAGTGGGTGGTATTGCTTCATGCAAAATTTAGGTATAGGACAAGTAACAGTTGTTCCAACTATATCTACTATCAATACTTTTCCCAATATAATTTTAGGTACATTCCAATCAGCTATGATTGTATCTGACGGAACCAATTATGAATGTACATTTACGAAAATAGTAAGTACAGATTATTATAATTCTATTAGTGCGTACCTGCAAAATGATGCCTCTGTTACTGAAGCTCAAAACCAAATCGTAATGCAGGATTTTTCAGTCGGGGGAAACAACCTAAAACGAAAAGGTTTGAATATATTTTTAGAAACGAATGCTCAAATGGCAGCAACAAATTATGATGGGTTGCAGGTTAATGTGGGGGCTACGATTGCTTCCAATACTTCCGCATCCGCGGGACCTGTGGAAGCTGCTGAATTTTCAATATTTGCCTCTGGTTCTGCTGTTACATTACCCCAAATTAATGGTGTAAAAATTCGCACTAATGTACAAGCAAGTACGGCAGTCCAGAATGTAGTAGGGCTGAATTTTTACTTACCTGAAGTGTTTGGAACAGTAACAAATTATATCGGAATCTATATGGATTCCCCAACTGGCGGTGGGGTTATAGGCACATCTATAGGCGTAACAGCAGGATTAACACTTAATAATTTAAGTGCAGTTACAAATGAAATTGGATTGATTGCTTATGGAGCATCGACCCCATCCACTTATGGGTACGGGATTTTGTCCACCGGTAAAACAGCCGGTATAGTTGCGAATGATCAAACAGTGGTGGGAAGTTTTATCGGACACGGCGGAACATTTTCTTCTTACCCTATTGTTTTGCATGATGGTTGGTATGGAGGTACGGGAAGTCCTGAGGGGTCTCTTACCGCAGCTGTGGGATCAATGTTCTCTCGACAGGATAGCACCATTGGAGATTCTTTTTATGTAAAAACTTCAGGATCAGGAAATACTGGTTGGTCTCCAAGTTCAACTGTGGGACCCATTAAAACTGTGCTATCGACTTATTCTGTCACGAATTCTGATTCTACCATTAACTGTACAGGAACTTTTACAGTTACTTTACCTATTACAGGTATCGCGGTAGGAAAGAAATTTCGTGTTAAAAATATAGGGGTAGGTACAATCACAATTTCTTCAACTGCTAACATAGATTTTACAACATCTATATCTTTAACTATACAAGGTCAGGGTATAGAAGTGCAATGGGATGGCACACAGTATTGGTTGTACTAAGGAAAATAAATGTCTTTTAATTATCCACAAGCTCAAAACGCATTATCACTACAAGGAAATACTGTAGCTTCTACCACCCCAACTGCGGGGCAAGTACTGGTTTGGAATGGAAGCCAGTGGCAACCCGGAGCAGGAGCATCGGGGGCTAATTATAATGTTGTTTATTCCAGTGATTACAACTGGAGTTTGAATTATCAAGCAGGGTGGGGGGCTCTTACGGCTGGTGTGCCAGCTACTTTAACTTTAGCAACCTGCCCTGTAGGAGTTGACACAAGCGCATCTACTATTTTAGGTGGCCCACAAGGGGCCTATTCGATTTATATCTCCGGATCAGACGGAATAGCGGAGGTTGTTAAAATTACAGGAGGTACTTGTACTCCTGGTATGACAAATGGGACAATACAATTTATTCCAGCTAATAATCATACTGTATCTGGCGGTAGTCCTCCAACTGGTTATACTTTAAGTTCAGCAACCGCTGGAATCCAAGAAGCAATCAATACAGCTTGCGGTACAAGTCAAACTTACTACGATAACTCTAACTGTAAAGTGGTTATTCCTCCATCAGGGGAATTGAGTGGAATGAATGGATACAATATTTATGACACAATCTACTTCCATTCAAATCAAAGTATCCTCAGTGGGTATGGAGCAACATTAAATCATTATGGAAGAGGCCCATGCCTACAGTTAGGAAATCTACTCAGTTCGAACGATTATGTGAGCAATAGAATAGAAGGTATGATGTTTCGGGCTCCTGTTTACCAGACAGCAACTGGAACTCTTAACACAAATGGCACAGCTGTGGTAACAGCTGCCGGAATCAGTAAATTCGGCACAAACTGGGCGTCTGGGTCTAACATATTAATTAATGGAACTGCCTACACGATCGCATTTGTCAACAGCAACACTCAAATAACATTGACAACCACAATTTTAACAGCATCAGGTTTATCTTATGCTTATCAAGCGTACTCTGGGTCTTTAATTACAAGCACTCAAAGAACGAACGGGGTTACTACAATTACCACCAGCGAACCCCACGGGTTTGTAACTGGGGATCGCGTAACTCAAATGCTGACCGATAATTCAGCTTTTTGGGGGGATGTTCCTTACATAACAGTTACTAGTCCAACTACCTATACATATGGACGCTGGCTAAATGGGAATTCCGCAAGTAATATTACTGCAACTTCTATCACATCGAATGTCCTTACGATAATGGCGAATAATAGCTTTACTGTAGGGGAAAATGTTCTTTTAGCGGGGACATCTGAAAGTTATCTTAACAATAAAGTAGTGACAGTCGCAAGTTTATTGGGGGCTAGCGGTTCTCCCCCAACATATACAGGATTTACAGCGAACTTCACCGCAACTAACTATTCTAACCCATCAGAGCCGTCTACCGCTGAAGCTTACCCACCAGTAGGTAATATCGCTCTTCAAACCACACCGGGGGTGGTTGCTCTTACTTATGTAGCGATATTAGATAACGCTGGAGGCAGTCAATTAGTGGATATTAGTTCTGCAAATGCTTATCAAGAATATTATTTCAATCATTTTTTTGACCTTTGGGATGACGAGTGCTGTACAATAAAGTCTTTCAATAATAACGCTGGATCCTTACAAAATAATGTAAACTGGACAGGATCTTTTATATGGTCTGGGGGAGCCTCCGGTTTACCTTTAGCTGCCAATCAACTAGCCCCTGTCATTACCCTTAAAGATTCTAATATTACGGCCAATTGCTCGAATGGTGTTACAGTCTATAACTCCAACGGAGTTTATATTCATGATACAGTTCTGCAAGCAACCGGACCTTGGCAGGTGTATACGTCTAATGCCACAGGTAACTATCAAGGGGCCCACTTGGAAAATTTGTATTCTGAATCTTCCGCTAGCTCCAATCCAGCCTCCCCTGTTCGTAGCCCCTATGCAGGCTGTGGTATTGCAGGAGCAATTTTTGGGCCAAGCACGGGAGCGGCTTCTTTTAGAATTAAAGGAACGGGGGTTGAAGGGCAACTTCCAACTGTAGGTGCAGGTGCAACATCCTATCTCTATTATGTAGTAATTAATGATACAACAACGGGCACATCATCTGCCCCTCTGCCTGTAATGATTGCGAATTCCAACGGAGGGGCAGTTACAGTTTCTTGGCCACGAGTATCAAATGGAACAGATTCTATTACATATGATGTATTGCGTGTTTCTCCGAATACATTAGGAAGTGTATCAAATATCGGTCCTTACACTGGAGGTTGTCCTGGTGGGGTTACACAATCACCCCCTAGTGTTAGCACAATGGGAAGTGTAGTGACTGGGCAAGCTCAACAATCTGGCTTTATTCAGACTTTTGTGGATAATACTACAGTTCCCACATCAAATTATCCTACAGTGCCGATCGGGAGTTATCAAGGTAATATTTTATTCTGGCCTGGACAAGCGATTACTGTAGGAATAACCCCTATTATCAGCGACAATATTGTTAATGTTTATAGTACAGGGGCGTGTGGAAGTCCGACAAATATTTGTTTATATCCAGGACACGGAAGTGGTGCGGCACCAGCTATATCGGCATCTACCGCTACTAGTTTCGCTTTAAACGATTTATATGAACAACAAGCTCTTATTTTAAATGATGGCTGGTATCAAGGACCACAAACAGCAAATCTTAAAGGACGTTTGCAATTTGCCTCATCTGGGTTAGCTTTCCCGGGAGAGGTTAATAACGGACATATTATTACTTTAGTGGATTCTGATCCTCAATTGACCAGGGCTTACGCATTAAATCGTCCACCCAATTCATCTTCTGATTGTTTCATTGGAATTGACGGTATTGGTCCATATTACGCTAATGTAGCTCCAATTGCTATAGGCTCTCCAGTTTCTATTAGTCATTATATAGCAAACATTGGTGACGGTACGAATTGGAAAGAACGATTAACATCATCAGTTAAACAGTTCAAAGTTCCTGTACAACTAGAGTCAGTAACATTTGCTACTTTACCATCATCCCCAGCGAATGGCATGGAAGTATATTGTTCTGATTGTACTTTTGGATCAAACCCCTGTACAGGTAGTGGCACAGGATCTTTTGCATATCGAGTTAATGGCGCGTGGGTTTGTAGCGATTCGAGTGGGTCCGGTGGAGTAAACGCCACTAATTCACCATCACAATATGCTGTAACTACTTGGGTAAACAGCACTACTATTGAAGGCATTGCGCCATCTTCTACAAGTGGGTATCCTTTATTATCTAATGGTTCATCTGCGTATGCTTCTTTTGGGCAACTCTCAGTCGGAGCAATTAGTGCCACGGGCACACCGTCTTCCACCACTTATTTGAGGGGAGATGGTAGCTGGGCTACTGTATCTGGTAGTGGGACAGTTACTTCTGTAGCGATGACCGTACCAGCCTGGTTATCCGTGAGCGGGTCTCCTATAACCGGCACTGGTACGCTTGCCATCACTTCAGCGGGGAGTTTGACCCAAAACTGGGTCTTAGCTACTCCTAATGGCAGCAGCGGTGTATTAGCTCCTCGTGCCTTGGTAGCGGCGGACATTCCAACTTTAGGAGTAAGTACCGTTAGTTTTTCAGCAACGCCAATTTTCAACGCTACTGGTTATAGTGGATTCAAAATAACTCTGACCGGTAATGTTACCAGCTCCACATTCACAAATGGGACGGCAGGAAGTCTTTACACTTTTGAGATCACGCAGGACGGAACAGGTGGTCGGACATTTGTCTGGCCCGCTAATTTTAAAGGCGGCGCAAGTGTGACAGATCAGGCCGCAGGATCCAACGAGACAATAGCACAGTTATTTTATTTTGACGGCAGCAATGCACTTGCTGTTGGTCCAGGAATGGTGACCCCATAATGTCAATTCGCATTTACTTTCTCGCTTTAGTTATTGCACTAACATCTTTGGCTGATGCGCAAAATATTACCGGTAACAGTTTGACACTCTCACCTCCTTTGACCGTAGGTACACTTCCATCAGCAGCAACCAATAAAGGGCGCACGTTTTCTATCAGTGACGGATTAAATTCTACCGACTGTACTGTTGGCGGAGGAACTAACCATGTATGGTGCTGGTCAAATGGAACTATCTACGCAGTGCCGTTTGGGTCGGCAGCAGGGGGCGTCACTTCCATTAATACCGTAGCCGGGGCGTTTACATTCAACGGACCTGGGGTAACTTGTACAAGCACGGCTTGCACATTTTCCGGTACAGGAGTATCTTCTGTTTCGAACAGCGATGGAACTCTGACGATATCTCCCAACACAGGAGCAGTCGCAGTTTCGCTTGCTTTAAGTCATGCTAACACATGGACAAATCAGACGATTGACGGGGTGACCCCAACCACTTTTGGCTTCGTCGATCCCACGTCTAGTATTCAGACGCAGTTGAATGCCAAGGCTAACTCCAGCGTGACTACTCTTTCTTCGTTGATTGCGGCTGCTGGGGGTACGTTTGGGACGTGTGCGTTTTTGAATACTTGTGGTTCGGGAGGAACGTATAGCGCGGTTACTTCTCCGATTACGGCATCTAGTAGCACGCTCCAGTTTTCCGCGTCTCTGCTGAACTACGGGGGCAACGGAAATGGGACTTCAGACAACTCCACGGCCATGACTTCAGCGTGCGCCGCGAACTCAGAAGTCTGGTTGCCTGCTGGGGCGTATGCGTTCACATCGAACTATGCCGTGTCGTGCGGGCTTCACTTCGGCGCTGGGGCAACGCTTGTAGCCCCGACTGGAGTAACGGTTACAGTCAATGGCAAGATCGACGCTCCCACTGTGCCAATATTTACTGTAGCTGGAACCGGGAAGTTTCTTATCGGTCCAGGAACTCCTGTCGATTACGCGGAGTGGTTTGGAGCGAAGGGCGATAACTCAACCGACGATACAATTCCTATCACATCCTGCGCCAACAATTTTACCAAATCAGGGTTGTGCCAGCTTCTTGGGAAGTCCTATAAAACAACAAACGTCATCATTCTTAGCACCAGCTATACAGGGCTGATAGGAGTAGATTCGGGGCAGACACAAGGGCCACAGCCCACTGGTTCGGGATACTCCCAGATCAATAACAATAGCGCTACATCGGACATCATCGACATAAGCGGGAGTGGGATTGACCTGCCTTACGGTGTAACGGTGAAAAACCTTACCTTGGCCAAATCCGTTGCAGCCACAAACGCAGGTGCGAATGGGCTATATCTGGGAACTGGGTTCTGGCATTTTGTTGATAACATCAATATTT